CTTCCAATTTTTTCCGGGGGATATTTTAGGAAATTGGTTTTGGAGTTGATTACATGACTTACTATGTCGCAGGCATTCCTTATTCTCCAGATGACATATACCATCATGGTATAAGAGGTCAGAAGTGGGGATTGAGGCGTTTTCAGAATGATGATGGTTCTCTTACCGAAGAAGGTAAGAGGAGATATGGGACTAGTGAAAATTTCGAAAACTACAAACAGTATAAAGCTGCTAAGTCTAATTATAGATGGGCGAAGGCAGCAAATTACGCTACTCTTCCTACTGGTATTTTGTCTCCATTTCATTTAGCAACAATGTATAACAAAAATTTGAGAAAAGCTCAGTACAAAGAGGCAAAATCAAATTATGAAGATAGCATGAAGAAGGCTACCGGTAGGGACCTTGCTAAAGAGAGAAAAGAAAGAGGAAAAGTGGCACTTAAGGCTGCCGGAGTTTTAGCTGGTGCGGCTCTCGCAACTTATGGTGCTTACAAGTTATCGCAAGTAATTGATAAAGGTGACAGCGAATGGCTAAAAACCGGTAGGGATAATGCTGAACTAGCGATTTCGGCAATAGGGAAAGACAAGGTTTCAGCGAGCATATTCGAGAAGACAGGTAATGCAATAAAGTATTACACCGGCCATACTAATAAAAGGCGAAGCGCATCGATGACGAAACCAGTTGCTTTATTAAATGCTTATTGATAAGTTTTTTCGCACTGTAAACATGTATTATAGTAGAAGGACACAGAATGTGCGTTGGTTGTTCGGATTTAACACTGACCACTAATTTTTTTGTGTTAAAACTACTTAAAAACTAATCAATAAGCCTCGAGTAACTATATTTGAAGTAGCACTATACAATACTGAAAGTAGAAATTAAGTGCTTAAATAGTCGTCGAAAGTCGAGGTGAAGTTGATGGCTAAAGAGATTAAAGAATCTGATTACTTAGGTCCTCCAGCTTTAACTCCTGAAGATGCAGAGGATGAACTAGTTTCAATGGCTATCAACCTTGCAAGGCAGAGATTAGCTGATGGAACTGCAAGTAATCAACTAATAGCTGAAGTAATAAAAATGGGTACGTCAAAAGAAAGACTTCAAAAGGAAAAATTGAAGCGTGAGAACGAAATGCTTAAAGCAAAGACTGAAGCTATAAAATCTCAAAAGCATGCTGAAGAATTAGCAGCTAATGCTATTAAGGCGTTTAGAAGTTATTCGGGCGTTGACGTAGAGGATGATTACTTTGACTATTAAAAGAAGCTATTCAGAATTAAAAAAACTAAAAACATTTGAGGATAGATTTAATTATTTAAAGTTGTCTGCCGTAATAGGAGAAAAGACTTTTGGTAATGAGCGATATTTAAATCAAAGGTTTTATGGATCAAATGAATGGAAAGATTTTAGGCGTAAAGTTATAATAAGAGATAACGGATGCGATCTAGGTCTTGAAGGATACTCTATTTACGATAAAATGGAGATCCATCATATTAATCCTATAACTATGACGGACATTGAGCAATGCAGTGATGCTCTTATGGATATGGAAAACGTTATATGTGTTTCGAGTAAAACACATAAAGCTATTCATTATGGAGATTCTAGTTCACTCCCTAAAGATCCTATAGTTAGGAAGCCTAACGATATGTGTCCTTGGAGGAACTGAGTGAGGTGAACTCAAAATGACTTACTATGTAGCTGGGTTACCTTACTCAGCTGAACTCTACCACTATGGTATACAAGGTCAAAAGTGGGGCTTAAGAAGGTTTCAGAATCCGGATGGAACAAGAACTCCTGAAGGTAAGATAAGGTATAAAACTAAAGAAAGAACTAATTGGGAAAATGAAAGACTAAGTACAAAGCAGATTTTGAAGAATACTTCTAAAGAATTCAAATATAGTCATCCAATTATGGCTCCGATTTTAAAAGGGATTGGTATTGGAGCTGTTACATATTTATTATCTAGAAAGATTTCATCCAAGGCTTCAGATTTAATTGATTCAGGTAATAATATTGTTATTGGAGCTGGAGTTGCGTCTGCTATTTTAGGTATTGTTGGTAAGATGTCTGCTTCATATATTATTGGATCTGGAATAGGCGAGGCTATGAACTCGTATAATGTGATTAAGAATAACGAATATCCTAGTAAGAATTAGAGATGCGAGGTGATTGTGTATGGAAGAAAGTATTCTTAGAACTATTCAAAGTAAACTCGGACCTGATTCAGACTATGGTGTTTTTACTTCTGATATTCTTATTAGTATTAATAGTGCTATTTCAGTTCTTACTCAGCTTGGGATTGGACCAGAAGAAGGATTTAGGATAACTGGAGAAGAAGAAACTTGGTCGCAGCTTGTTGGTGATGCAAAATACCTCGAGATGGTTAAAGATTATATATTCTTCAAAGTTAAGTTAGCATTTGATCCACCTTCTAATTCTTCATTAGTTACTTTCTATAAACAAGAATGCAATGAACTTGAATGGAGACTAAATGTTGCTGTAGATCCAGGAAAGCATTGACTTTCAAGCATAATGTTGGTATAATATTAACATTACAGTTTGGAGGTAGTTATAATGAAAAGATTAGTTGCTTTAGTTGTAATGTTTCTGGTTTTTCAAATAGTTGCTTTCGCTTCTGTAGATATCGATCTTGATTCTTTAAGTGAATACGAATTGTTCGAACTCCAGATGGAAGTACAAGAAAAGCTTTATGAATACGATCCTTCTGCTGGGTTTATAATGTATCCTGGTGTCAGCATTGTTGGTAAGAATTTTGAAGCAGGATCATATGTTGTTAAAGTTGTTGAACCGATTGAGAACGAATACGATTTTCCGCCATATATAACTATATGGAAAAATGAAGATGTAATTGGAAGTATTATGCGAGAAGACTTTGTTGATGACCCAAGTTTTAGAGAAAAAGATGATGTGTATCAGTGCAATTTAATTGACGGCATGTGTTTTGAATTGAATTATGGAGTTTTTCAATTCATAAAACGAAAATAGAATATGCCGATAATCCGCTCCTCAATCGAGGGGCGTTTTTTTTATGTCTTTACGAGTGAGGTGAACTCAAAATGACTTACTACGTAGCTGGGTTACCTTACTCAGCTGAACTCTACCATTATGGTATACAAGGCCAAAAGTGGGGCTTAAGAAGGTTTCAGAATCCTGATGGGACAAGAACTCCTGAAGGTAAGATTAGGTATAGAGAAAATGGGACTGGAAATTCTGGTTCTGCATCGTCAAATGGTAAAAACGAAAAACTGAAGAAGGCAGCAAAGATAGCGTTAATTACAGCAGGTACTGCAGCGGCTGCCTATGGTACATACCGTTTGGCTAAGAGTGGAGCTTTGAACGATGTAGCCAGTAAAATAGGCAATACAGCACGTTCTTTATCGAACGGAACAAAGAGCAAAATTGTGGATTCGATTAGTAGACATAAAGCAGATAGAGAATTGAATACGGCTCGATCGAAAGAAAATGCTAAAAGAATGAAGGATGCAATCAATGCATTTAAAATTCCTGACGATGAGCTTTTGAGTAGAATAGGACGATTAGAAAAAGAAGCTGAATATAGAAAACTTATATTAGAAAGTATTGAGTATACCCCAAATCCAAAGAATAAAGTATTTGTTGATGCGGGTAAGAAAGTTGCTGGTACTTTTCTTGCTGGTGCTGGTACTTATGCAATTAAAGCTCTGCTAACAAAGAAATTTAGTCCAAAAGAAGCTGCAGATTATGTTGCTCCGAAACCTAAGAAGAAATAAAGGAGGCATTCTATGTCTCTTTCAAATACTGCTATACCTATTTATTATGGAAGATTTAGAGATGCTGTTTTAAGAGGAGAAATTCCAGTTTGTCAAGAAATCTCGATGGAAATGAATCGTATCGATGATTTGATTCGAGACCCAAGGTATTATTACGATGATCAAGCTGTAGAAGGTTTTGTCAAGTATTGTGAGCAAGAACTAACATTGACTGATGGATCAGATCTGCATTTGCTTGATTCGTTTAAGTTATGGGCTGAGGAGATATTTGGTTGGTATTACTTTGTTGAAAGAAGTGTGTATGAACCGTCTCCAGATGGCCATGGCGGTAAATACGTAATAAAAACTGTTAAGAAGAGGCTTGTAAATAAGCAATTTCTTATTGTTGCCCGAGGAGCAGCAAAGTCGATGTATGCATCATGTATACAAAGCTTTGTTTTAAATATTGATGGATCTACAACTCTTCAGATAACGACTGCTCCAACAATGAAGCAGGCTGAAGAAGTAATGTCTCCTATTAGAACTTCCATTACAAGATCTAGAGGTCCATTATTCCAATTTCTTACTGAAGGGTCACTTCAAAATACAACTGGTTCCAAAGCAGATAGAGTTAAATTAGCATCCACCAAAATAGGTATTCAAAACTTTATTACTGGTTCGCGAATAGAAGTAAGACCGATGTCAATAGATAAATTACAAGGTTTAAGACCAAAGGTATGCTCAGTTGACGAATGGCTTTCTGGAGATATTAGGGAAGACGTTATAGGTGCGTTAGAGCAGGGAGCTTCTAAGGGTGGTATTGAGGATTATATAATTCTAGCCACCAGTTCGGAGGGCACTGTTCGAAATGCAGCCGGTGATGATATTAAAATGGAGCTTATGAAGATACTTCGTGGTGAGTATAAAAATGATCACGTATCTATCTGGTATTATAAGCTTGATGATATTAGCGAAGTGGCCAAACCCTATATGTGGGTAAAAGCTAATCCTAATCTTGGTAAGACAGTTTCATATGAGACTTACCAATTGGATGTCGATCGTATGGAGCATGCTCCAGCAGTTCGAAACGATATTCTTGCTAAAAGATTTGGTATTCCAATGGAAGGTCATAGTTATTTCTTTACATATGAAGAAACTCTGCCGACAAATAGAAGAAACGACTTTTGGAAAATGCCATGCGCTTTAGGTGCTGATCTTTCCCAGGGTGATGACTTTTGTGCATTTACATTTTTGTTTCCTCTTAGAGATCAATCATTTGGTGTGAAGACTAGATGCTACATTACTTCTTTAACTCTTAATAGGCTTCCTATGTCTATGAGACTTAAATACGAGGAATTCATGAAAGAGGGTAGTTTAATCGTTCTTGAAGGAACGGTTTTAGATATTATGGAGGTTTACCAGGATCTCGATAAGTATATTGAAGAGTCTGGATATGAAGTATTAGCATTTGGTTATGATCCATACAACGCAAAAGTATTCGTTGATCAATGGGCTTTGGAAAATGGTGATTATGCTATAGAAAAAGTTCCGCAGGGATCAAAAACTGAATCGGTTCCTCTTGGCGAAATAAAGAATTTAGCAAGTGAGCGCATGCTTTTGTTTGATCAGGAGCTTATGACATTTTGTATGGGAAACTGCATAGCACTTGAAGATACAAATGGTAATAGAAAGCTTCTTAAGATGCGTAAGCAAGAGAAGATCGATGCTGTTGCAGCGATGCTTGATGCTTACGTTGCTTATAAGGCATATAAAGAGGTTTTTGAGTGATGTTGAGTGAGGTGAATTTAAAGTGACTTACTATGTTGTGGGATTGCCTTACTCTTCAGAACTTTTTCACTTTGGTATAAAAGGTCAGAAGTGGGGATTAAGACGCTTTCAGAATCCAGATGGAACCCTTACACCGGAAGGAAAGTCGAGATATGGAACTGTTGAGAGCTATAACAAAGCAAAGAATAGATCTAAAGCAGTAAAGATTGCTGTTTCTATTGGAGTTGCTTCCGTTATAGCTGGATTAGCTATATACGGCGGTTTAAAATTAAAGAACACAAATACTAGTTTTGTGGATTCAGCTTTTAGCAGTAGTGATTCTTTGTCAAACCTATTTGATAAAACGGTATCCGACATTACAGATTTCTCTTCTATCGATAATGCTAAAACTGCAGAGAAAGAGCTAAAGCGTATGCGATATGAATTGAATCGCAATTTGAGGTGATAATCAAAATGGCATATATGGTCGCGGGTATCCCGTATTCTTCTGAATTGTATCATTGGGGTATAAAAGGTCAGAAGTGGGGATTAAGGCGTTTTCAGAATGAAGACGGTACTTTAACAGAAGAAGGTAAAGCTCGATATAGACGAGAGATTAATAAAATGGCATCTAAGGATGCTCAAAGAGTATCTGATGCTAAAGCTGCATATGGAACTGGAGCTGGCACAAGACGTAAGCTTCTCAATAAAGAGATTAATCAAAAGCTTAAGAATCCAGATTATAGGAAGGCTTATGAGCAGGCCAGTCAGCATGTTAACGTTCCAAAGTCTCTAAGGAAAGCCGAATCGTTACACAGGCATGCCGGGACTTTTGAGCGCGGTCAGAGACTTGCTGACAGTGGAAAGAAGGTTTCTAGCAGCATTTTAAAGGCTGTTGGTGGAGCTGCTTTGACAGTCGGAGGAGCTTATGCCGCAGGGAAATTAAACGTGATGAATGGTGGTAATAAGGCTACTTCGAACGTGATATTAGCTATTGGCGGAATATCGGCAGCAACTACACTTGGTAAGGGTGTACGCGATGCTTATCAAGTTAACTATTACGAGCGTAATAAAAAGTTTTAGACGGTGGTGAACTCCAAATGACTTACTATGTCGCAGGTATCCCTTATTCTCCAAATGACATATACCATCATGGTATAAAGGGCCAGAAATGGGGATTAAGGCGTTTTCAGAATGATGATGGCTCTCTTACCGAAGAAGGTAGGAGGAGATATGGGACCGATAGCCTTGGAACTAATTCAAATAAAAGTCTTAGGCGATTTTTAACAAATGACTTTGGCCCTCTTCAGAATAGTAAATTAAGAAATAAAAGAGAAGATCGTCTTAAAAATAAGGTTGATCAATTAAAGCGTGAAGGTAAGGATTCTACAAAGACTGAACGAAAATACGAAGCCCAGAAGCAAAAGAATATCGACTATGAGAAGTATACTGCTAATACTAGTACAAAGAAACTTATTGCTCAGTCTTTACTTATGTCTAATTATGGTGCTCGTAAATATAGGGAAGCTAGAGCAAGAGGAGCAGGACGAGTAAGAGCTATGGCTTCAACGGCATTTTTCAATACTCCTATTGGATTCGCTGCAACCAAACTATCTGAAAAGAAGGAGTATGGCGAATTTGTTCATAGCGATTCTTCTTTTAGTCAAGAGCTTTACCATTGGGGAATAAAAGGGCAAAAATGGGGAGTGCGCCGTTTTCAGAATGAAGACGGTACTTTAACAGAAGAAGGTAAAGCTCGATATAGGAATAATCCCGATGCTGCAAAGAAGTACATTAAAGAAAACTGGATAAACTCTTATAATAAGACAGTAGATAGAATTAATCCAAAGATTAATGAGATTAATAAAAAGTACGAAGGTGTTGATTTTAATAAAGATAATGATGCTTATGAACGATATAACAAAGAAATGACATCTATGATGGATGAAGTTGCTAACAAAGTATTTGACGAAGATTATGGCGAGATACTAGAAATAAGCGGTCTAGGCAGAGATTGGATGGATAAACACGGCTGGAATGATCTGTGATAAGTAGGTGATCATGCATGACATACTACGTCGCAGGCATTCCTTATTCTCCAAATGACATATACCATCATGGTATAAAGGGCCAGAAATGGGGAGTAAGACGTTACACTAATCCCGATGGTACTTTGACAGAAGAAGGGAAAAGACGATACGGCACTATTGAAAATTTCAATAGAGCTCAAGAACAGAGAAGACAGAGGATTGACGATAGTAGATGGGCTAGTGCTGCCAGAGGAAATGAATTGCTTAATGATCGACAGGCAGTTAAGCGTAAAGCGGCTATTAGTGCAGCCGTGATGATTGGTGGTAGTTTAGTTGCTACTGGTGCTATGGCCGGCCTTATGAGGAAAGCGAAAGTTGATCCTCAGAAGGCTGCAAAGTATGCTTCAACTGCTACCAATGCTTTAGTAAAGCTTGGTATACTTGGAACAGCTGTGAACGCAGCTAGAGATATTCATAATGCTAAGCAAGTTGAAAGACGAGATAAGACTGAAGCATTTAAGAAGAGTAGGACTAGTCAAAGTAAATCTTCAAATGGATCTTCTAGTTTAAATAGGTATTCTAATAATAGAAATACGGCAAATGTTAAGGTAAGTGGAAGCAAGTTCAAAACGGTTGCTAAAGTTGGAGCAGGTCTTGCAGTAGCTGGTGCGGCTGTTTATGGAGCTAAGAAACTGAATGACATTGTCACTAAGGGTAATAATGATTATTTAAATGCTTTGCAGGGCGAGAGACTTTCAAAGTTATTTGAATCGGCTCAAAAAGATGCTAAGAAAAATAAAATTGATTATTATCTTGGACGAAAAACATCCCAGCAAAGAGATCGCGAAACAAAAAGAATTAATGATATGTTAGATTACATGCGTAAAGCATACGATCAAGACTTTGAACGTCAAAAACATTCTAGTTTCATAAATAAGGCTTCTAACGCCATATCCTATTATAATAAGGCACGTAAAAAGAAATAAAGGGTGATCATTATGCCAACAATATTTGAACGTATCCAGCATGGCTGGAACGCATTCAGGGGCAGAGATCGCCCCGATTTTCAGAACTATGGGTCTGGAACTTATAATCGACCAGATAGAAAGCGACTACGATCTGGTAATGAAAGAACTATCATTACAGCTATTTACAACCGAATAGCTATGGATGTCGCGGCTAACAAGATTGAGCACGTTAGAGTGGATGAGAACGACATCTATCTTGAAACTGTCAAAGATTATCTTAATGATTGTCTTACAGTTGAAGCCAATATCGATCAGACTTCAAGAGCTTTCTTCCAAGATGTAGTAATTTCCATGTTTGATGAAGGATGTGTAGCTATAGTTCCTACTGAGGCTACTGTTGATCCTTCTAAATCATCTTCCTTTATTATTCAAAGCATGAGGGTTGGTAAAATAGTTCAATGGTATCCACGACATGTCAAGGTTGAAGTATATGATGATTTAACAGGTCATATTAAGCAACTTACATACAGTAAGAGCGTTGTAGCCATTATTGAAAATCCTTTTTATGCGGTTATGAACGAACCGAATTCAATACTTCAACGATTAATTAGAAAATTAAACATGCTCGATGCTGTGGACGAACAGGCAAGTGCTGGTAAGCTGGATCTGATCATTCAGCTCCCATATGTCATCAAGTCTCAAGCAAGGCGAGAGCAGGCTGAAAATAGAAGAAAAGACATTGAACATCAGCTATCTGGTACAAAATACGGTATTGCTTATACCGATGGTACCGAAAGAATTACTCAGTTAAATCGACCCGTTGAAAACAATTTAATGGGTCAGATTGAGTATCTTATGAATACTCTTTATTCACAGCTTGGTATAACTCCTGAGATACTCAATGGCACGGCAAATGAAGCTACGATGCTTAATTACAATAGTCGAACCATTGAGCCTATTTTATGTGCAATTGTTGATGAAATGAAACGTAAGTTCCTCACAAAGACTGCACGGACTCAGGGGCATTCCATAATATTCAGCAGTGAGCCGTTCAAGCTCGTTCCTGCGGGTAAGATCGCTGACATTGCTGAGAAGTTCGTTGCGAATGAGATTCTCACTCCTAACGAGCTTCGTTCTATTGCTGGTTTTAAGCCTTCGAAGGATTCAAGTGCAAACGAGCTTCGAAATCGTAGACTTAATGAGCCAGCAGAGGAGCAACCTATGCCACAAGGCGATGAGGTTGATCCAAATCAAAATGGCAGTTATGAAGATGATGGATCTTATGAGCAAGGTCAAGGCGATTCAGACAATATAGCGGATATGTCGATGACTGAGTTTAGTAGGATTGCATCTAATTCTAATACTGCGTAATTTTTTTTGGAGGTATTTCCATGGACGAAAAGTTTGACTTTGGCGGATACGCTACTAAGAATGATCTTCTTTGTTCTGATGGTCGAACGATTCGAAAGGATGCCTTTAAGGACTGTGATGGCGCTAGCGTACCATTAGTTTGGCAGCATAGCCATGGTAAGCCTAGCGACGTTCTTGGTCACGCATTACTTGAAAATCGTGATGATGGCGTGTACGCATATGGAGTCTTTAACGATACTGATTCTGGCAAGAATGCTAAGGAACTTGTCAGGCATCGCGACGTTAAGGCTCTTTCTATTTATGCAAATCAGCTTGTTCAGAAGGGGTCTGATGTTCTTCACGGTATGATTCGTGAAGTTAGTTTGTGCCTTGCTGGTGCTAATCCGGGTGCTATGATTGAAGACCTTTCTTTCGAACATTTTGACGATGAGAACACTGAATTCGATGCGATGATCTATAACGGCGACAACATCGAGCTTGTTCATTCTGATGAGCCCAAGGAGTTAATTAAAGAGATGCCTGTGATCGAGCATGCGGATGAGCCTAAGGAAGAGCCTAAAGAGGCTCCTAAGGAGGAAAAAGAAATGGCTAATGAGCAGAATAACGAAAAGACTGTAAAGGATGTTTACGAGAGCCTGACTGATGAACAGAAGCAGGTTGTCAATTATATGATCGGTTATGCCGTTGAGCAGGCCAAGGGCGGCGATGCTTCCGGCGAAGAGGAGGACGAGAAAGAAATGAAGCAGAATGCGTTTTATGGTGAGGAGAACTTCCTGAGCCACGCGGAAATCACCGAGGCTATGGCCGATGTTATTAAGGACGGCAAGAAGTATGGTACTCTGAAGGATTCTCTGGAGCATCATATGGAAGAGGGTGTCCTGGCCCATGCCCAAATCGATACTACTGATATGGAGCTGCCTACTCTGACCAATCAGCAGTATAAGACTCAGTTTGGTTATGGTATTAACTCCCCTGAGTTCCTGTTCCCGGAAGCTCGTACCCTGTCTAATGTGCCTGAGTTTATCGGCCGCAACACTGACTGGGTGAAGGTTGTTATGAATGGTGTTCATCGTACCCCCTTCAGCCGTCTGAAGTCTCTGTTTGCTAACATCACTGAGGACGAGGCTCGTGCGAAGGGCTACATCAAGGGCAATATGAAGAAGAATGAGTTCTTCAGCCTGATGAAGCGTACCACAGTTCCTCAGACAGTTTATAAGAAGCAGAAGATGGATCGTGATGACATCACTGATATTACCGATTTCGATGTTGTCGCCTGGATCAAGGGCGAGATGCGCGTAATGCTTGATGAGGAAATTGCTCGTGCTATCCTGATTGGCGATGATCGTCTTGTTAATGATGACGACAAGATCTCCGAGGAGCACATCCGTCCTATCGTCAGCGATGCTCCGCTGTTCACTATCAAGACTATTGTCACTCGCGGTGCTGATGAGTTTGCGACTGCTAAGAATTTCATGCGTTCTGCGATCCGTGCTCGTAAGGACTACAAGGGCTCCGGCAATCCGACTCTGTTTACCACTGAGGATGTTCTGACTTCTATGCTGCTGATTGAGGATGGCATTGGCCATTACATCTATAAGAGTGAGTCTGAGCTGGCCACTGCTCTGCGTGTCTCTAACATTGTGACTGTTCCTGTTATGGAAGGCTACAAGGATACCACTGGTAATGATCTGATGGGTGTTATTGTTAACCTGAAGGACTATAATGTTGGCGCTGATAAGGGTGGCGAAGTCAATATGTTCGATGACTTCAATATCGATTACAACCAGTACATCTATCTGATTGAGACCAGGTGTTCTGGTGCTCTGATTAAGCCTTACTCTGCTATCGCCCTGTTTGCTGCTAAGGCTGGTGCCTAATAGTTAGTTAAAATCAAAATGGGAGTGGCTAACGCATGGCAAAGTTTTATGGAGCTGTAGGCTATATAGAGTATGAAGAGACCGCTAGGGATGTTCATGTTGAAAAGCCAATTGAGAGGATGTACAAAGGGGACTTACTTAGGAATAGTCGAAGACTTTCTAGTGGTCAGGATATTAACGACACCGTTACTATCTCTAATCAAGTAAGTATAGTTGCTGATCCTTATGCAATGAACCATATTCACGCCATGCGTTATGTCAAATGGTCTGGGGCATGCTGGAAAGTCGATAGCGTTGACGTCCAGTATCCCAGGCTAATTTTAACGCTTGGAGGTGTCTATAATGGCGAAAGCGAGGATTAGCTTAAGTGATATATTTCGGGAGCTATGTCCTAATGTTTACTTTCAACCTCCAGGAGGCCATAAACTTAAATACCCATGTATCATTTATTCGTTGAATGGGCTGAGTAATCGTAGTGCGGATGATCTTTCTTATTATATAGAGAATGATGAGTATTCTGTAACATACATCACAAGAGATCCAGACGATGAAGTGATACGAAAAATAGCAAGATTACCGATGTGTAGAATGTCTAGACCATTTACTTCAGACAATCTCCATCATTATCCTTACGTTTTGTATTATTAAGATGGAGGTAGAAAAATGGCTGTTGTCAAATGGGGAGAAAAGAAGAAACGGTATATAGAGTATGGTGTTTCGAAGGGCGTTCTTTATCCTAATGGTAAAAAAGGTGTTGCTTGGAATGGATTAATAAGTATAAGCGAGAGCGCAAGTGGTGGAGAGCCTATAGATTTATTTGCTGACAATATGAATTATTGTTCATTCAGATCATTAGAGTTTTATGAAGCTACCATTGAAGCCTATACTTATCCTGAAGAATTTGAGGAATGCGATGGTACTTTGGAGATTGCGAATGGTATTGGAATAGCTCAGCAAAGGAGATTACCATTTGGGTTGTGTTTTAGATCGGAAATAATTGATGCTGATGGTAATATTCGTAATGACGGATATAAGATACATTTGATTTATAACGCAACAGCTTCTCCTACTGAGAAAGCGTATAGTACTATTAGCGATAATCCGGATGCTATTACATTTTCTTGGGAAATAAAAACAACACCTTTTGTTATTAAAAGAAATAAAGCATCTTCGACCATTGTAATCGACACTACAAAAGCTGATTATTTGGCTGTCAAAGCTCTGGAGAATATTCTTTATGGCGATGATGAAAATGACCCAAGATTACCTAGTCCGAATGAAGTAACTAAGATATTGACTAATCTCAATGTAAAAAGAATTTTTATGGACGTCCTTTCAAAAGAAGGAAAATGGGTATGGGATACATTTAATTTTAATGTTGATACTGTTCCTATTGCAATAGATAGAGAATCGGAAAAGAGAGTATTGTTTAATCCAGGCCAAGATACTGAATATTCAGCTCCTTCCATAGCTTATACGATAATCGATGAAGGGGTTGAAAAGAATAAGTATATGGGGATTTTAATTGACAGCGTTAATCCAAGTGATATTGATTCTGATCTACATGAATCTCTTGATCTAATAGATTTAGGCGTAACAGAATCTGACGGTTTATACTATTATAAATACAATTTTTATGCTTAAGGAGGACCGATTATGGCTGCTATTGTTTGGGATGAAACCGGTAAGAGGTTTTATGAAACCGGTGTAAATCATGGCGTATTATATCCTCAGAAGGCTGATGGCACTTATGATAATGGCGTTGCATGGAACGGCTTAACCGGAGTTACCGAGAGCCCTGATGGCGCTGAGCCAAATGATCTTTATGCGGACAATATTAAGTATGCTTCTATTCGTTCTGCCGAGACATTTGGAGCTACGATTGAGGCTTATACTTATCCTGAAGAGTTTGCTGAGTGTGATGGTTCTGCTGCTCTGACTGATGGCGTTTACATTGGTCAGCAGTCTCGTAAGCCGTTTGCTTTCTCTTATCGTACTGAGGTTGGTAATGATACTCAGTCTGATAGTGATGATGGTTACAAGCTTCACATTATTTATAACGCTACCGCTTCTCCTTCTGAGAAGTCTTACGAGACTATTAATGATAGTCCTGATGCTATCACATTGTCTTGGGAGGTTTCTACTACTCCGATTCCTGTTAAAAATCACAAACCTACTGCTACGGTTGTTATTGATACAACTAAGCTTTCTGCTCAGGGTAAGACTAATCTCAAGACTTTGGAGGATAAGCTGTATGGGTCTGAAAATACAGATCCAACTCTCGTTCTGCCCGATGAAATTCTGTCTATTATGACTAGAACAGCTTGAGTATAATTTTAATAATACAATATATGAGTGGTGAGGTATTCAGTTAGGCTGGCCTCACTATAATTTTTAATTAGGAGGAAACTGAAATGATTACTGAAACTATTAAGTATTTTGATTATAATGGCGAAGCACGAGAAGAGCAGTTTAGCTTTAATCTTAGCAAGGCTGAGTGTATGGAACTCGAACTCGGCACTAGCGGAGGTATGCAGAATCTTATCGAACGAATTGTTTCCGAGAAGGATAATAAGAAGATGGTAGAAATCTTCAAGGAAATAATTCTTAAGGCTTATGGTGAAAAGTCTCCTGATGGTAAGTATTTCAGAAAGTCAGAGGCTATCTCTGCTGATTTTGCATCTACAGAAGCATATTCTGAATTGTTTATGAAACTTGCAACTGATGCGGAATATGCTGCTAAATTTGTTAATGGCATTCTTCCAGAGATTCCTAAGGATATTCAGGCAAGTTCTGAATTCATGAATAATGTTATTCCCGTAAAGTAAAAAGAAGGTGACAGAGAATGCTTCAGTTAATAGTCCCTAAAAGAGAATACTTTGATGATTCCAAACAAGAGTTCATCTATTATCCAAGATGTATTCTTAATCTGGAGCATTCTCTTGTTTCAATTTCAAAATGGGAGTCGAGATGGAAAAAACCATTTCTTAGTAAAGATCAAAAAACTTATGAAGAATCTGTGGATTACATTCGATGTATGACCATAAACACAAATGTTGGTCAAGAAGCATATTTAGGTTTGACCAAAGAAGTATTTGATAGAGTAAGTGAATATATTAATGATTCGATGACTGCCACCTGGTTTAATGATAAGAATCAGACTGGAAAAGGTGGCGGAAGAGGACAGGTAGTTACGTCTGAATTAATCTATTATTGGATGATAGCTTTTAATATTCCATTTGAATGTCAAAAATGGCATCTGAATAGATTGTTAACTCTAATAAAAGTATGTGAGATAAAGAACGCTCCTTCTAAGAAAATGAAGCAGCGTGATATATACGCTCAGAATAGAGCCCTTAACGCTGCGAGGAAGAAAAGTCTTGGAACGAACGGGTGAGTTTAATGTTGCAATTTAAGCAAACTGGCGGTTTTAAGAAAACTGCAAAACTTCTTGCTAAACTTGGAGAAGGCAATTTTTATAAAGGGTTAGATGCTATTGCTCAAAGAGGAGTATCTGATTTAGAGGCAGCAACTCCTGTTGATACTGGCAAAACAGCTTCATCTTGGAGTTATACAATAAAGAAGTCTAAAGATGGAGCAACGATTAGTTTTAATAATTCAAACATTAATAAAGGTGTAAATGTCGCCTTACTTATACAATATGGGCATGGCACTGCTCAAGGGGTGTATATAGAAGGTGTTGACTATATTAACCCGGCTTTGAAACCAATTTTTGAAGCTATGGGTAAAAGAGTTTGGGAGGAGGTGACTCAGAATGCCAATGATTGATAAAAACGTAGTTCAAATGGTATTTGATAACAAACAATTTGAACAAGGCGTTGCCCAGAGTACGCAATCATTAGAAAAGCTTAAAAAAGGTCTTGAATTAGACAAGGCAACGGCTAGTTTATCTAATATTGAAAAAGCAGCTCATAGGTTAGATTTATCTGGAATCTCGGATGGTGTAGAAAAAATACAAGAAAAGTTTTCCATGCTTGGCGTTCTTGGTGTCACGGCTATGCAGCGAATAGCTAATGCTGCTATTGATACTGGAACAAGGATTGTTAAGGCAATTTCTATAGACAACATTGGCGCTGGTCAACAGAAATACCAAACTCAAACAAAAGCTGTACAAACTATTATTGCAGCTACTGGTAAGCCACTTCAAGAAGTAGAAACTGTGTTAAGTGATCTTATGAAGTATACTGACGAAACTTCATATGACTTCTCAGGAATGGTTTCTAGTATCGGTAAATTTACTGCGGCTGGTGTAGATCTAAAGATCGCCGAGAAAGCGATGGAAGGTATTGCTAATGAGGCTGCACGATCCGGTGCTGGCGTTCAAGAAGCAAACCGTGCTATGTACAATTTTGCTCAGTCATTGTCACAAGGTTCTGTAAAGTTGATAGACTGGAAATCAATAGCGTTAGCCAATATGGCAACAAAAGAATTTAAAGAAGAACTGATAAAGACTGCTATTGCATCCGGAACTTTAACAAAGGCTAGTGATAAGACTGGCTATGTGATGAAGCAGACGAAGAAAGCAACTAAGAAAACTGCTGCTGAGTTTAAAAAGACAGAAGTTAATTATAAGTCTTTTGAAAGTACGCTTAGCGAGGGTTGGCTTACTTCCGATGTTCTGATTAAGACTTTAAATAGATATGCCGATACAACTACGGAAATAGGTAAAGCTTCATTCGCAGCTGCAAAAGAGTATCTTACTTTTGGCGATGTCATGCAGACTATTGCAGATAGTGTTAGCTCTGGGTGGATGAGGACTTTTAAAGCTTTATTTGGTAATCTTGATGAAGCTAGAAATTTATGGACTCGCGTCGGTGACTCTATATTAAATTTTACTTCGATATTTACTGATGCTCGTAATGAGTTGGTAGAAGGATGGCATGAATTAGGAGGCTATAATACTGCTGTTGAGGCTGCTTCGAATCTTTGGCACACATTCATGAACATAGTTGAAGGTGTTAAGCAAGCTTTTGAAGAGATATTTCCTCCTATTACAGCACAAAATTTAGTTACTATTACTGATGAGATAGAGAAACAGACTAATAGACTTAAAAAATTATTTGGAATCGATACGGAAACTGAAATAGAAGAAACATATAATGTAATTATCGATAAAGCAAAAGAATTAAATCAAAATCTAAAAATAGGTGATCATAGCGATTATACTAGAGTTTTACAAGAATTACTTATTAAAAAGGGTTTTTTAGATAAAGGCCAGGCCGATGGTATTTATGGCCCTAAGACAGAAGCAGCTGTAAAAAAGTTGCAAAAAACATTAGGTGTAGATGTTACTGGGTCTTGGGATGACGCGACTCGTAAAGCTGCCATAGCACAGAAAACGTTTGCTGAAACTCAGGAAAAAACACGAACTGTAACAAAGAAAAATGTTGAAAAAGTAACAGAGAAGTACAAAGAGACTATTAATTATGCAGAAAAAATAAATAAACTGTTGGGGCGTGGAGATCAGGGAGATCAGGTCAAGATGCTTCAAGAGCAATTGATTAGAAATAAATTGCTAGATAAGGGGCAAGCTGATGGCGTTTATGGTCCAAAGACAGAAGCAGCTGTAAAAGAATTACAGAAGAAACTCGGAGTAGAGGTAACCGGGTCTTGGGATCATGCAACCAGAGCCGCTGCGATGTCTAGTAAAATGTTTCAAAAAACAATTGAAAAAGAAAGAGAAGTATATAAGCCAACAGCCGGTTTGACAAAGAGCATGGTAGCTCTACAAAATATAGCAAAAGGTTTCTTTTCAATAATCAAGATTGGCAAAGATATCGGCGGATTTGTGATACGAGTATTCAAAGTATTTTTGGGATTATTTAAGCCATTAATAAAACCAATTACGAGAATAATGGAAGTATTTGGTGTTATGTTCGAAAGTCTTGAGTGGGACTTAAGAAAAAGTGGCGGAATACTAGATACTTGGGAGAAAAATATTAGAAAAAAGCTTGGCCCATTAGGTAATTTTATTAAAAAAATAGCTAAGGCATTGCAAGGCTTTATAGATAGATTTTTGATAGGATCAAAGAAATTAACTAAAAAGACATACGGATTAACAGATAGGGTTATTGTAAGATTTGATTGGTTTTTATCATATTTGAAGCATGAAATTAAGCGGACTAAGATTGGAAAGTTTATATTTGACACTTGGGATAAAATCAAACCGATCTTTGGAAATGTTAAAGAATTCTTAGGAAAATTTAAGGAATCTATTTCTGGATTCTTCAAGACCCTAACTAAGCCAATGACTGATAAAAAGGGGAATCCAGTTGGTTTTATAGATAGAATTAAAGAGGCTTTGAAATCATTCAAGGGTGTTTGGGATTGGATAAAGAAAACCTTTGGGAATTTGTTTGGTCCTAAAGATGCGTCAGGTGCGGAAAATTCTTTCAATTTATTAGAAGGTATAGGAAAAGTAATTAAGAAAGTAATCAAGTTTATAAAAACTATTAATATAGCACAATTAGCTTTATTCGCAACTGGTCTTATCGCAGCATTTAAGATGTATAAGCGTATTAAAGCTCCGATGGATGTAGTTACAAATATTGCCGAGATTCCGAAGAAGATATCTAAAGCTATTGGCGGTCATGATTCTCGAAAATGGCTTGATAGTATAGGTGAATTTGCAAAGAATATTGGCATAGGAGTGGCATTACTAGCTGCTTCTGTGTTTGGTATTGCTCAGCTTGATCAAGGAAAAGCATGGTCGGCGGTTGGTGTTGTTGCTGCTTTAATAGCTTTAGTTGGTGCTTTTGCCTTTGGAATGAAGAAGCTAAAACTCGATAGCGTTAATGTAAAAGGAATAATTAAGTTCACGATAGCTGTTCTTCTTTTGACAAATTCTGTTGTTCAGCTTGCAAAATTACCTTTTGATAAAATGATGGGAGGACTTCTTGGTCTAACTATCTTACTTACTGAAATGATAGCATTTAGTAAGTTAATGAAAGGCGAGAAATTCCAGGTCGGTGGCATGACTGATTTAGGTGCTGGTATTAATCTAATGGTAAGCGCTTTAAGTGTTTTATCGAAGATGGATACCGGTAATATGATCAAAGGTCTTGTCGGTTTGGCTGTATTAATGACGGAACTTGGTGTTTTCTTAAGAATTACTAATAAGAAAGAGTTTAAAGCTGGACCTGGTGCTATGATAGGAATTGGCACAGCTGTTCTTATGATGGCATTGTCTTTAAAAGTTATTTCTAAGCTTGATTGGGGAGGCATATTAAAAGGACTAGTTGGTCTTGGCGCTATACTTCTCGAGCTTGGGCTATTTATGAGATTGACAAGCGGATTTGGATCTTCTAAGGGGCTACTTGGAATGGTCGGAATTGGTATTGCAGTCTTACTAATTGCAAAGTCATTAGAAGGTTTAGCAAAATTAAGTGTAAAAGGAATAATAAAAGGTATTGTTGGGTTAGGAGCAATTTTCTTAGAGATAGCTATTTTCATGAAGTTAATTAGCGAAAGAAATGCTCTAAGGCAGGTAGGTCTTGCAATGTCAATGGTCGGAATTGGCGTTGCTCTTTCGTTAATTGTAGCATCACTAAGGTCTTTGGCGAAATTAAAAACTAAAAGTTTAGTAAAGGGTATAATTGGATTAGGACTTGTATTTATAGAAATAGCAGCATTTATGAGACTAATTAGGGGTAGAAGATCCATTCGTCAATTCGGAAATGCACTTGCATTAATTGGTATTGCTGCGGCTATCAATTTGTTTGTTGTAGCAATAGCCGGATTATCCATGATAAAACCACAGGGTTTAGTAAAGGGTATAGCAGCTTTAGGAGCCGTATTCTTAGAAATAGGAATATTCATGAAGATGATAAGCGGTGGATCAGTGAGTCTTAAAGCTATACCAATGCTTATAGCAATTGCTGGATCATTGCTACTATTTGGCCTTGCATTGCTTGCTGTATCTAAAGTGCCTTGGTCTACTATAGCTGCATTTGGAGTTAGCTTTGGTATTGCTCTTAGTTCGATTAGCACTGCATTAGCTGTTCTGTCAAAGATTCCGATTACTGGTGCATTAACAGCAGTTGCAAATCTTGATATATTTATTGCTAATCTTGCACTTGTTCTTGGAGCATTTGCTGGACTTCAGAAGCTAACTGGCGGAGAATTCGGTGAATGGATGAGGACTGGTGCCGAAGTAATTGGCGAAACAATAGGCGGATTCATTCATGGTATAATGAGCGGAATCAATAAAGATAAAGCTCCAAAGGATGGAAAGAGTTTAGCTGAGTATATTAAAGAGTTTATTGGTCAGATTAAATCTATTATTCCAGATTTAAAGGCTCTTGGTGAAGAAGCTAATGGTATAAAGAAACAAGGTCTCAAGAAGATTGCAGATGCAATGGGGCAGTTTGTTCTTATTGCTGGTGAAATATTAGTCGTAAACATTATCGAGTTGCTGAACAGAATGGTCAACTTTGTTGATTTTAATAGTCGAACAGGAAATGGTGTAAAGAATTTTATATGTGATTTAAAAGAAATAGTTCCTTATTTAGTTGAGTTATCTCAGTCTAAAGGAACTATTAGTATAAAAGCATTAAAGAATATAACAAATGCTCTTGCTCAATTTGTATTAATGTCTGGAGAGATATTAGTTGTTGATTTCCTGAATATTCTTGATAAAATAAGCGATTTTGTTGGCAAAATATTTGGACAAAATGGTTTAATTAATTTTATAAATAAGATTAAAATGGTGTATCCTGTATTGCAGGAACTCTCTCAAACCAAAGGAACAATAAACATAAAAGTCTTAAAGAATTTGTCTAATGGCTTGGCAGAATTAGTTTCAATGTCTGCTTATATTTTAGCTGTTGATTTCATAAGCTTGTTGAGTTCTATTCCTAGCTTTATAACTGGCAGCGATCCATTAATAGAGTTTATTGATAAGCTTGTCGTAATTGGTCCAAAGTTAGCTAATCTTTCTCAGACCCTTAAGGGTGAGATTAATGTAAAGGTGTTAAAGCATTTAGCTGATGGTCTTGACGCATTATCATTAATGGCTACTGCATCACTTAAAGTAAGTTGGCAAGAGTGGTTGAGAAATATTGTAGGCTTTATAAATGGAAAAGATAGCTTAGTCAATTTTGTAGATACAATGATCGCTGTTGCACCTAAACTTCAGCAATTCGGTGATAACACTGGTAATGTCAATATTAAGAATATTGAGAATGCCGCTGGTGCACTTGGTGCTCTTGCTGATGTTGCTAACAAGATTCCGGCAACTAATGGTATTTTGCAAGATATTGTTGGCGAACAGGATATTGGAACATTCGGTGATAGACTTGAGGCATTAGGTAAAGGTATTGCAAGTTTCGCTACTAAAACAAATAAAATCCCTAAGGATTACAGTTCCGATGGTGCCGTTAATACAATCAAAACATTGTCAGATGTCGAATCTGAGCTTACTGCACATGGCGGTGTTGCCCAGTTCTTTGCTGGTGAGAAGGATTTAGGTACATTTGGTGCATCACTTGCTGAACTCGGAACTAACTTTAAGTCTTTCGCTGATAATACTGCTGGAATAGATGCTGCTAAGATTTCAAATCTTGCTGGTGGCCTTCAGGCTATTTCTGATGTAGTACAGTCTACTCCTGATTTCTACGCTGTTGATGATAGCTTTCAGGGGCTTCAGCATGCTATTGACTTGATTGGATATAGTTTAGATTATTCAGGGCTTGAAGAAGCTGGCGAAAAAATTGTGGAGAATATGAAAACCGGTGTTGAAGAAGAGGAAGACGATATTACAACTGAAATCGATACATTGGTTTCTGCATTGGTTTCGATAGTAGAAGGATATTATGAGAAATTCAAGAGTGCTGGTAAGTATATAGATGAAGGTATAAGAGATGGTATAAGCGCTAATTTAAGCATTGTTACTTCTATGGCCGAAAAGGTTGCCAATGATGCTTATATAGCGGCAAAGAATAAACTAGGAATTGCGTCGCCTTCAAAGAAAGGTGAAGAGTTAGGTAAGTTCTTCGATCTTGGCATCGAAAATGGACTAAAGAGTTATTCGGATAGAGTTGGCTCTACATCGACTGATCTTGCAAATAATATTGTTTCAAGTGCCAAGTCCTCGTTACTTAATTTAAATGATGTGATAAGTAGCGATGTTGATTCTTCACCAAAAATTCGACCAGTACTTGATGCTTCAAATTTTAGAAGTGAATTCAATTCTCAGATAGGAAACGGAATAGGATCTATTAATACTGATTCAACAGTAGAAGTATCGGCGTCTTTCTCGAAAGCTCAGAATCTTGCTACTGGTATACAAAGTGATATTAATATGCTAAGAGATTCGATAGAAAGAAGCAATATAGATCTAGCTACTAAATTCGATGATTTAAACGAGCATCTTAATGCTATTGATCAAGATATTATGAACATGAGACTATACCTCGATGGCGATTCACTTGTCGGCGGTATTATTAAGAGAGTTGACTCCGGATTGGCCAGAAGGCGTTCGGTTTCTAGGAGGTCGAATTAAATGCAGTTTGGTTATTCTGGAGAACATACAGTTCTTATAAAGCCTTATAATGGAAATAAGACTTATAATTTGTGGGATGATTTTGCATTGATCCCAACTTCGAGATTATTTATCGCTTTACCAAATCCACAATTTAGTTTCATTCAGATTCCTAGTAGTGGCTCAATAATAGATTTTAGTGAACGTAGAATTGGGCAATTACTTTATAGCCATTGCCAAGGAGAATGGGAATTTATAATTAATCACAACAGATGGAAGAATTCAAATTATGCAATTAATAGTTTTGAAGAAAGGATCAATGCTAAATATTCCGAAGTAAAATTGTCAGATAATCCTAATGAAGTATATGAGGGTAGAGTTTATATTCAGGGCGCTTCTTCCGGGAGCGATTACACAACATTGACTTTAGCTTATATTTTGAAACCAGTTACATGATGAAAGTGGTGATAAAATGGCTATAGAGATATATAGAAATCTTCCATATGGAAAACCAAAATCGCGATTGCTGTTATATTCTACTGCTTCCCCAACAAGTTATAATTTTATACCTGGAGTGTTAAAGAAAGAAATCAATAAATCTGAATCTTTTGAATTTGATATTTATCCTTCCCAAAGTAGAGGGTCATTAGATCCGGATTTGATTGAATTGAAGACTGGCTATCATTATATAAGCATTGAGGATACCAATACCAGTGGACCTCTTGGACAAATAGCTCCAAAGATAATGTTCTATGGACGTATATCCCATGTTGAATATGATTTACAAGGGAAAAGACACGTTACTTGCGAAGGGTTACTTTCTAATCTTTTGGATTTTCCTATGTTTAATCCTTATCATTCAGGATATAACGATCGAGACATTCCAATCGAAATACGTTCTGGCATACACAGAGTTGTTAATCGTACATATCTTGGTTTATTTTATAATGCAATAAATGCTTATAGATGTGGAACTAGAAGAGACGACATAATACTTTGGGACCCTAACGATGATACGGAAATGCCAGAAATAACTAAACAATACGAATCAAGTGAATCAGAAGAAGATCCAGATGCAGGATATTATAAGTATTTATACCCATGGGAGAAGTCAGTTGGAGAATTTATAGAATCTGAATTGATAGGTGTTTTCGGTGGAATTATTAAACTTGAATACGATGATGCATACGTGAATGGAATAAAAGGTCATATATCATGGATACAAGGTCCGGCAGAAGGTGTTATAAGAACGCAAAGTCAAAGCCAAGATATAATTTATGGTGATAATTTGTTAGATGCTACTCTTGAAGATACTAACACTGAATACCCAAGTGGAATATTTCCGGTTGGTACGGATAATACGAATACTAAGATTTGGTTTGAAGAGACCATAAATTATGATGGTAGTAATAGAATTATTCCATGGGCTTATTATGGGAATAATTATGTTGCAGATAGCATCAATACTTGTAAGGTGGTTAATTTCGACGATGCTAAAACATTTGATCAATTAGATGATATTAAAGATCTGTATGTAAATCTCTATTGTAGTAGTAAGAAGTATAGAATTAATGCTAAAGTATTAGATAAGCATTATTCTGGCTTAGAGGATGAAACATATGCTCCAATAGATGTCGGATACACATATCATGTTGTCGTTCCATTTATAGGAAGACCGATAGAAGACGATCTTGTTTGCTTAAATTTAGAGTTGGATTTGAAAAATCTAGAGAATAGCAGCTATACATTCGGCGAGTATATTCCGCCGGATCTTATGAAGTCTAGATACATAACGGGGTGAGTTTGATATGGATGTTATTTATTTTGGGGCTCACTCCATAGATATAACTGTTAATGGCGATCGTAGCTATAATACATGGACTGATTTTCATTTGATTCCAACATCAAAACCAATAGTATCTCAGGCTTCTCCAAATTTGAATATCGTTCAAGTTCCAACTATTAATTATTTCGTCGATTTGAGTGAAATTCAAAATGGCGGTTTAACTTTTGGTCAAAGATCTGGGGAATGGGAATTTATAATCGATCATAATCAATGGAGTTCTTGGCTTACCGCTTACAACACAATAAAACAGAAATTGCATGGTAAAAGCGTGATTGTTAAGTTAACTGATGTTCCAGAAACGGACTATTATGGTCGTATATACGTAAGTAAGTATTCTCCAGGAAGCGAGTATACTACGATTTCCATATCTTATATCTTTAATTCCAATTCTGAACTGGCTGTTACTTATCCGGATATTGACACAGATAGTCCTTACTATTCTGGTGGAGGATCTGGTGGAGGATCTAGTGGAGGCGGAAGTTCCAGCAGCGAATCTAGTGACAGTCCTGTTTATCGTCCAACCGAAGCAGAAATACAGAGTTTTGTTAATGATGTCAAATCTTCTTCAAACATTACTGTATTGAATTACGGATATTGGGTTCCAACTAAAAGTAATATGTATTTACGTGCTCAAGTATCAGAGAGTCCAAACACATATAAAAGTTATTATTATGATTCTAATTCATATACAAGCATTCCCAAAAAATATTACGAAAACACAGGTAATTACGGGGTTACAGTTTCTGGAAGAATAAATAAAAATGGTACAAATTATTGTATTATCGCTAAACAGAATGGGAGTTCAAGTACTTCTTCTTATATTTCTCATAGTTTAAGAAATGGATATGTAAATTTTTATATGGGGTATTCAACTTCTTCTGATAATGTTGTGGCATATATAGGGTGCGAAACAATTGAATCAGAAGGTGTTATATACGCAATAGGTTATAGCAATTAAAGGGGTCGATTTGCAATGTACATACACGTCAATCCTAACCCGAATGGCGTATATGTAGAGGACTGTGTAGTTCGAGCAATTTGTATAGCAACTGATAGATCTTGGGATGATGTTTACGCTCATCTTTGTTTGCAAGGTTTTATTATGAAAAATATGCCTTCAGTAAATAATGTGTGGGGAACGTATCTCAAGTCTATCGGTTTTGTTTCTTATCCATTGCCGACTAACTGTCCAGGATGTTACACCATTCGAGATTTTTGCGATCAAAATAGGTATGGCACTTATATCTTAGCTACTGGATCACACGTTGTTTCTGTAATTGATGGAAATTACTGTGATGCATGGGATAGTGGCGACGAGATGCCTATTTCGGTATGGAGGAGAGAAATAAGCTATGGCAGGGTATAACGGTTATAATGGAATGCCAAACAATGGCATGAATGCTGGATGGGGTAATGGCATGAATAACGGCTATAATGGTTATTCAGTTGCTCCGTCAAATTCTTACGGGAATTCTGGTGGCTGGAATAATCCACAGCCTTCTCAACAGCCAGCAATCGAGTATCAGGAGTTTGTCCATGGTCGAGCTGGAGCAGAGGCATATCAGTTAAAGCCTGGCGTTAACAGACAGGTTCTTTGGGATGACGAGACAGATCGTTTTTACATCAAAGGTTATGATAATAACGGTCGTCCTCGCGTTCTTGCTGATAACGACTTCATCCCTCATGTCGAACCAGAGCCTCAGGTTCCGCAAATCGATTTGTCAAATTATGCTACAAAGGATGATCTTAAGCAGATGTTGTCTGAAGCTTTTAAGAACATTCAGCTTCCAAAACCTAACATGACTGGATATGTTACTCAGCATGATTTAGACGTCGCTCTTTCTGGACTTTCTGTTGGAAACGGTGGAAGGATCGTGAGATTTGATGAATCAAATGCGTAATTTCTTTGGTAGAAGTAATCCAAGTAATCAAGGGTTTAATCTTCCTGGTCCTTTTGGAAATATGGTTAGCATTGTTAATAAGTTTAAGCAGTTTATGCAAAATCCTATTGGCATGTTGATGAATTCAGGTATTAGCATTCCGGATAATATTCAAGGCAATCCAGAAGCAATTACTAATTATTTAAGATCATCCGGCCAAATGAGTGATGATCAGTACAACCAGGTTTCTCAAATGGCAAATATGGTTCAAGGTTTATTTGGTAAGAAGTTCTAATCATGCGCAAGGTTAGGACTTTTTATTTTGTCATTTAGTTTATTCCGACGAGCTCTAAGGAAAATCAAAATGGCAGTGTTTCTTTGTTACTCAACAACTAAAAAATAATGTAAAGGGGTCAATTAGTTATGTTAGTTGAATCTCAGAATCAGCAGCCTTCTGTGAACGTGTATCCTAATGGTAGTGGAAACTACGGTGGTGGTTTTGGTGACATGTTCGGTGGCATGGGCGGTGGCGCTATTTTCTTCTGGCTTATCCTGTTCTTCTTTATGATGATGTTCATGGGTAATTGGGGGAATAACGGTAATAATGGTGGCAATGTTCAGTATGTACCTTATGGCGCTCCCTATATGATGGGCGGCTTTGGTGATAATTCAGCTGCTCAGGCGGTTCGCAATGGTTTTGATCAGTCTGCTATTATTGGTGGTATTAATGGTCTTCAGAACCAGATTCAGACTGGCTTTAGCAATGCTGAGGTGTCTCGTTGCAACCAGCAGGCGAATCTGCTTGCTACGATGAATGGCAATCAGAACGCTACTACAGCTGCTCTCAACGGCCTTAGTATGGGTCTCCAGAATTGTTGCTGTGAGAATAGGGCTGCGACTGCTGATCTTAAGTATACTGTTGCTACTGAAGCTTGTGCTGATCGTGCTGCTGTTGGCGATGCGTTCCAGGGTCTTACCGCTCAGAATAACGCAAACATGAATGCTCTTATGAATCAGTTTAACGCTGGCATCCAGTCTATTAAGGATCAGATGTGCAACGATAAGATTGATCAGAAGAATGAGCGTATTGCCGATCTGGAGCGTCAGCTTACCATGGCGAATCTGGCTGCTTCTCAGAATGCTCAGACTGCTGCTATTCTTACTGATAATCTTGCTCAGACTCAGACTCTTGAGCAGTATCTGGCTCCTACTGCCCGTCCTGCTTACCTTGTGCAGAATCCGAATTGCTGTGCTCCGAATTGCTGTGCTCCGAATTACAATGCTTGCAATAGCTGCGGTTGTCGTCAGTAATTTAAGAGGAGGTGCTGAACATGCCTGCTGCATACGGTGCTTTAGCTGAGCAGACCATTCAGCCGGGTGCGTTTATGGTGTTTACATCTACGCTTATTCCCTGTAAGCTCGGTCTTATTCAGCATGCGGATGAAACTCCTCTCTTTAATCTGGCTGGGAATCGTTTGAATAATAACATGTGTTGTTGCTGCAAACAGACTCCGGCCACTTACATCACTTCGTTCAATGCAAATGTTGCACTTTCCCCTGAAGCTACCGTTGAACCGATTTCGGTTTCAATTACTGTTGATAGCGTTCCTTTTCCTTTATCGGAGATGAACTCTACTCCAGCTGCGGTAAGTGAATTCAATCACATTGGTACTGAGATTCCGATTCCGATTCTTAATGGCTGTTGTCAAAACGTAGCTATTGAGAATACCGGTACTCAGCCTATTGTGGTTAGGGCCGGCATTATTATGTTTGATCGATGATGAAAGGAGGAAATCAAAATGGCAGATATGATGAAAGAAAACGAGTGCTTTCAGAAGGATTATCAGCGTCTTTATGATAAGGGTACTTGGAATAAAGACGAAATAGCCATGATGAAAGATCTCAAGAAGCTTATGTACTATAATCTGGTTATTGACGCTATGGAAAATGGCGGAAGTTACCCTGGTTCTGAGCATATGCCTGAAATGAGCTATATGCGTGGTCGTGATGCTGCTACTGGACGTTACATGTCTCGTACAATGAATAATGGTTCTGGTCTGTATTATCCTCCGTATATGGATGGTAATTCCTGGAATGGGAATAATATGAATTCCAGTAATCATTATAACGATGGCATGAACATGTCTGGTCGTCGTTACTACGATAGCGAAAAGGAAAAGGCCATCCACAAGCTTCATCATATGATGGAGAATGAGGATAATGCCGAAAAGAAGAATGCTCTAAAGCTAGCCGTTACGGTTCTTGAAGAGCAGAAGTAAGTAACTTTTGAGGGCTTGGCTCGTTGCTTATGTGATGAGCCTGGTCCTCTATTTTTTAGAGGTGATTAGAATGAACGACTCTGTTATTGTTGCGGTTCTATGCACTTTACTTGCTTCTGGCGGCTTTTGGGCACTGCTTACAAAGCTTCTTGACAAGAAAAGTGCGAAAACAAAGATGCTTCTTGGACTTGGCCATGATCGTATTATGAGCTTAGGAATGAAGTATATAAGTAATGGTCAAATCACACAGTCCGAGTATGAGAATCTTTATAAATACTTATATGAGCCTTACAAAAAGATGGGTGGAAACGGTTCTGCCGAGAGACTTATGCGCGAAGTCGATAAACTTAAGATTGTTAAGGATTCGTATTAATAAAAATTGAGGAGGAAAGCAATATGGTATTTAGTAATACTGTTTATGATAAATTGAAGTGGATTGCTCTTATTCTTCTCCCTGCTTTGGCAACACTGTATCTTGCATTGTCTAAGTTTTGGACTATACCTTATCCAGAGCAGATCGCTGGTACTATCATGGCCGTAGACGCATTCCTTGGCGCTATACTGCAGATCAGTACAAAGAATTATAATGATGATCAGAAGGTGCTTGAGAAAAAGGAGGGGTAATCAATGGCAAATATTGAAAATGAATTATCCCAAATGAGAACTGCCGTATATGGTGAAGACATGCGTAAAGCCATATACGATGCAATGAGAAAAATAAATGATGATATTAAAGATGGAATAGTTAAAGAGAATCAAGGTGTTAATAACGCCGGGAAGGCACTGGTGGTGGGCGCAGACGGCAACGTGACCACCGGGGACGCGGGGATCCCGGACGCGGTGAAGGTCTCACTGCTGGATCTGGTGCGGCATGTGGCCTACATCGACGACCAGGGGCAGAGCTACTACGACGCGCTGTATGCGGCGCTGTACTGCGGCAGCGGCGGTTATCCGAGGCTGGAGGCGGTCTACGCGCCCGGCGACCATGTGGTGTATACCGACGACGCGCTGGACACGCTGAGGCCCTATCTGACGGTCAAGCGGCGTGAGAGCGCCCAGGACAGCGGCACTGTGGTGACGGACTACACGCTGAGTGGCACACTGGTGGATGGCCTGAGCACGGTGCTGGTGCGGAAGGATGCGCTGGTGACGGCGGTGCAGGTGGAGGCGGTGGATTTCTACAATATTCCATTGCGTTCCATTGGAGATGGATCTATGTCTATGGTTGTCGCATCGGTCAACACAAACAAAGACAATGTATCGCTATATCCATCACGCTTAATGATGGATAATATTATAAATACGCGCAGAAACTTTTCTGTCACGCGAGGCAGAGCACCGTATTATTTGCGAGATCAAACGGCTGTGCCAGCACAGTATTATCCCATACCGATTCCATCTAATGCCACCAAAATAAGGATAACGATGAATCCTTCTGGATTGTACATCTTCATGCACACCGTGCCATATGATGAAACGACTGGAACATATGGCAACAATATTGCAGATAACAGAGTAACGTGGACGCAGTTGGACAACGGTGTACTTGAAAAGGAAATTACGAATCCGGGCAATTTGTTCCTGATTCTAAATTCCAAATATGATGACGCTGGAGAATCCTACCCGACAAACCCAAACAATGTGATCGTTGAGTTTTTGGAGGTGTGAGCATGAAGGACGTCTACGATTACAGTGGTAGCAAGCTGAATATCAGCGGTTTCGCAACACCGGAAATGTATGGGGCTGTAGGTGACGGAGTGGCTGATGATACAGTAGCAATACAGAAGGCAGTACAAGATAAGCGGCTTCTATTTGGAGCCGGGAGAAAATATAAAATTACGACGGTTGTGGTGGTTGACGAAGGCACTGTAATAGATATGAACGGTTCGACGCTAATATGTACATATAAACAGTCGTTTTTTAACTTTCATAATGGCGATAGCTACGGAGGTTATAACGGGAACGGGAATATTACAATCCGAAATGGAACCATCATCGGCGGGGCAATCGGATTTATCCATGGTAAACACATAAGGCTTGAGAACCTGATATTCCAAAACACGTTAAAAGATCACTTCATTGAAATATGTGCCTGTCGGGATTTTCGGGTGAAGGACTGTATGTTTATCGGAATGCAAAACATGACTGGACGAGCGTTGGAATACATCAACATTGACACAAACGCCAGCTATGCTGCTTTCCCACACAACAGCAGTCACCAGAGCGACGCCACATTTTACGATATGGCCACCAATGCAGACATCACAATCCAGGATTGTTATTTTGCTCCGGGAGATGGCGATTATGCATATGGATACAACGCGATCGGTGTCCATAGCCGCAATGTGGACAACACTTATGCCGATGGGGTTGCGCTCATCAACAACACGATCAAAGGCTTTACCGGCTGCGGGCTGAGGATCAACGCCATGCGCAAGGCGTACATCGCAGGCAACAACATCATGGCCGACGGGGATGGCATCCGCGTGGGTGACGTGGCGGACTGCGACGACGTGGTAATCGTGAACAACTATGTCGAATCCGAGAACGGCCAGAAGCTGGCGGTCACCGACGGACAGTGCCCGAACTTGACGGTGGCCGGGAATGCGGCAAAGGGCGAGCGGCAGGAGTTTTAGAGGTTGAACCTTTGCCCCGGAGCGTGTATAAGCGAGGTGAAAACATGATCGACTTTAACAAATACAAATTCTCGACCTCTACCCACTGGATTGCCAACAGCGGCAAGGACGAGGTCGAGGTTCACAATATGCAGTAGAAGTTATGGCGTTTAACACCGTTAAGAACTAGTGTAAAATTCTAAGATGAATAGTTATAAGGAGATTAACGATGAGTATAAAAATTAATTTTGATGAATATTTATATTCCACAGGCACTCACTACATCTCCAACTCTGGTAAGGATGAAAACGGCGCTTATCATGGTGGTAAGGCTGGCGATCAGACTGGCCATGAGTGGGAATTGAAAGCTTGGTATAATCGGCCGTGGACTGTCGTTCTTAGGTATCCTGACTATGCTGTCGCCAGGAAGATTGCTAAACTTGCTATTGCCGCCGCTCTTAATAATAAGATTGGCTACGACCAGTATGAACGTACAAGCTATTGGACTCAGCTTAAGGCTGCGAAGTTTGATCCTTCCAAGATTACAACTCCTTGCGAAGACGATTGTACGGCCGGTGTCTCTGCTAATGTTCGAGCTGCTGGCTATATCTTCAATATTCAGGCTCTTAAAGACATTCCGATTTGTTCAAGTCGTGATATGAGGGCTAAGTTCACAAAGGCTGGTTTTAAGGCTCTGACAGCTTCGAAGTATTTGAGTGGCTATAATTATTTACTTCCCGGCGACATTCTCCTTTGCGAGAATCATCATGCAGCGACGAATATTACAATTGGCAGCAAAGTTGTCGAGCCTAAGATTGATGAGATCACAATCGATTTGAATGGCGAGATTCAGTCTGAAGTTGTACCAACTATCATGGGCTTTATTACCGTAAAAGGAAATTATAACGTCCGAACTGAAGCTAATAAGTCTGCTCGGTCAATCGGTGTTGCTAAGTCCGGCGAAAAGATCTCGTATCTCGGAGTAAATCAAAATGGTTGGAATGAGGTATGGTTTAGAGAAGAAGTAGGCTGGATTTCTTCTAAGGCTGGCGAAGTTAAAGAACTTAAAGGCTCACTTTTAGATGTTGTTCGTGGCAGCTGGAATGTGAGAGCCGAAGCAAATGTTGAAAGTAAAAAGCTTGGTGTTGTCCATGCTGGAGATCAGTTGATGTCTACTGGTAAGCAAACCGATGGCTGGTACGAAGTTGAGTATAAAGACTCTACTGGCTGGGTATCCAAGAAGGCGTTTTAGTTTATCAAAGGTTGGTGGTTTCAAATGATGCCAATTGATGCCAAATACTCGATTCATTCTCTTGGTAAGACTGTAACTTTTTACGATTTGGAAGGAAACAAATTTGAAGCAACTCTCGTTGGAGTACACGTTGAATCTGAAGATATTCTCTATCAGATCCCAAGAAGTATTGCAGATGATATTCCTCCAGGATCAATAGCGTTTACCACAGGAGGAGTCGATTCATGGCAAAAGAATTTCTCCGGAACATGGGAAGCGGTGGAAAACTAATGGGATTAAGATCTTTAAAGAGACTTAAAGCCTTTTTTGTTGGAGATTTTTATGAGATAATACTAGGATCTAGATCAAATCGAAGTGTTGACTTTAGCGATCCAGAGGTTTTAAAGCAAGAGTTCATTCGAGCATTTTCAAGATTCAAATATTGGAAGTGGGACCCTTTCAATTTTACAAATGAATATACATATAAAGAAATCGAAAAAGAATCTCCAAAACATGTTTTCTATAATCCTTCAATCGGAACCGAGTATCCAAATCCTTCGATAGTATTTTATAAAGATAGCGGATCGGTTTCTTATTCTGTTGAGATATACGACATTAAAAACCCAAGTGATATAGCAAAGTATTATGCCAAGAGGTTTAAGATGTCGATTAAATCAACAGAAAATATTGGTGATAACTATAAGTATTCTTATACCATGACAGTATAAAAGGAGGTATGTAAAATGGCTAAGTACAATAGTATTAACGATGTCGTTGCTGGGCATATCAATGCTCTGATTGAAAAGAAGGGCTATAATAAGGAAGATTATCCCTTCCAGAATGATATTAATAGCGCACTTGTCCAGCTGGCTGCGATCTATGCGAAGATTGCCGATAAGGAAGTTGCAGTGGCTGCTGATGCATTTACAATTGTTGGTGCTCTGGATGCTTTCCTGGATGTCACCGATGAAGTAATTGCTGGTGAAAATTCTTCTAATCCATAGCTGAATCCTGAAACCTGATAGCATTTGACTAATATGACGGGACCGTGGTATACTTGTACTGCGGTCTCGTCTTCTTATTCAAAATGGGAGGGTAGTATGGAACAAGGAAGACTAGACAATTGTATTTTAGAATGGCTTGAGGATCATAAAAAGAATTCTGTAAAGGTCTTATCTTATGATAGGCTTTTGACGGCTTACAAGCTTATGCGATGTTATCCTGTTGCGAATTATCGAGTTTGCGACATGACATCAAAAGAGATTCAGAGATATTTGAATACTCTTGTTGATGATGGGTACTCGATGTCTACGATCAAAAAGCAGTTTAATCTTATAACAGCTTATTGGAAGTGGGCAATGTCACAGGGGCTTGTTTCAAATCCATTATATTTAGGAGTTAATTTACCGTTCGAGGAAGCCCTCCACAGCCCTTCAAAAGAGATTGAAGCTTACTCTCACAGTGAGCAAGAGAAGCTCTTAGAAAGGCTCATAAGGCTTGAGAAAGACCAATACGGAGCTGCTGTACTAATGCTTGAAGCTGGACTTAGGGTAGGGGAGGCTTTGGCTCTAACTTGGGATGATGTCTTATGGAACAGACGAGCTATAAGAATTCATCGTACTCTGATAAGGAAGTCTTCTGAACCTATTACTTACGTTCAAGACAGTCCGAAAAGTAAGAAGAGCAAACGAACGATCCCGCTTAGTGATACGGCTATGGAGGTTCTTTCGAAGTTAAAAGTTCGTAAAACCGGATGCCGATTCATCTTCTGCGAGGATCAACACAGCAAAATGCCATACAGCTACTCGTCAGTCGAGTTTCATATAAGGCATTTGTGTAAAGATTTGGTTATTCCTTACAAAGGACTTCATGCTTTCAGGCATACGTTCGCGACGAACTGCTACGAGCGAGGTTGTGATGTTAAGATTTTGTCAAAACTGCTCGGGCACGCAAATGTTGCAATAACATACAACACATACATCCATTTATACGGAGATGCTCTTGAAGAAATGCGAAAGGTGATTGGGTAAATCCTACAAAAAGAATGAGGCCCACATTATGCAGACCTCATAAAATATGAAGGTGCCACCCGGATTCGGACCGGGGAATGAAGGTTTTGCAGACCTTTATTGTACAACATGTAGCATAATTCAAAATGGCAGTACACCATATATAGTGGATTAAGTACTTAAGACGAGACCGCATTGTTAAGATATATTTAATACATAATATGCTAACGTAGTTCAAATGGTAGAACAGCCCTTTTCAGAGTCCAGGGTCGAGGTACTGGTTCGAGTCCAGTCGTTAGTAATGAAAACCAATCGATAGGCTGGATCGATTTGCCGCTAGGTTTTTGCTAAAATTTTAGAGGCGGCACATTCGCGTTTCAAACAGGCTCCTTAGTAGAAAGGAGTGTAAGGCATGCTGGGTGATTATGGATACATTAATGTCAGGAGTATTACTTCACGAAAAGATTGTCGACAAATTAAGAACCGAATTAGAGACGAATTACTTTGGAGAGACCGGAAACTAAACGAAGAAATAATTCATAAGGTTTTCACGAAGTGCATAGACCAACTTGAAAAAGTCGGGTATCTAACAGAAACGACAATAAGAGATTTTGTTGATGAAGAAGTTCTTGGCAAAGATTCTAAGTATGCTTTTTGGTTTGAAACTCTATCTTAACAAGAAAGCTCTGATTAATTTCAGGGCTTTAATTTTTTATTTAAGGAGGAATTAGATGTGACTAATTTCAAGCTCGAGGCCCCGTGGTACACTTACAATAAGATGGTTACAGAACTATTTGAAAGCGATCAGAATGTGGAAGTCGGTGATATTGTCGATACTGGCGATGGTACTTTTTCTATGACCATCAGCGTTTCTGATCATGACAAGTTTGTTGCTCTGGATCGTGTTATGCCCAATAAAGTTGAATTTGGTAATATTATCCTGAATATTATTGTTAAGTCTGCCGAGAGCAATGATGTGATCGAAGATTATGTTGAACTTTACAAGACTATTTTTAAGAATAACCTGCTTGTCAAGGATTTCAAGGTTACCACTGACTTTGCAGGATCTACTCATTGCTTTGTTCGGTTTTGGCCGGAAGTTGTACAATTTTTTAACGACAATACTTCCGACTATGACGGTAATTGGTCTGGCCTTGCTCAGGATATTGCGAAGGAAATCTTTGCAGATTGTCCGGCTGGTATTCACTTCTGCACAGCTAGTATCAAGGAAAATGAAGCTTAAGATTAAAAAGAAGTGATATTCAATAGGTAGTCTTTTATGGCTACCTAATTTGCTCGATTAGCTCAGTAGGTTAGAGCAGCGGCCTTATAAGCCGTGTGTCCTGAGTTCGAGTCTCAGATCGAGTATTATATTCGCATTTCAAACAGCCTCCTTAGTAGAAAGGAGTGATCTATGATGTCTAAACTCATCGGAATGCTTTTTAAGGTTAAAACTGATGAGAAAGCTTTTGAAGAACTAAGAGATAGGACTAAAGACATGCCAAAGGAGTACCAAGATAGAGCTGAGTTTACTTTAGCTTGCTATGGTTTATTGAAATTCGGTATGGCGGCACTTATAAGTTCGGATTTGAAAAAGAAAAATGTTGAGGATTCCATGGAAAGTGCGGCATTATAGAAAATCTAATAAGCTGAGATAACACTCGGCTTATTTTTTTTCGCGATTAAAACACATTTCTTAATAGATATAGGAGTCTTGATTTATTCAAGGCTCTATAGTTTTTAGGAGGTGTGATCCGATGAATAATGTTAAGATTTCAACTAGCTGTCTTGAGGGATATTTGACTAAGGCTTGTCCGCATTGCGTGTTTTGGAGTGATGGAGACAACGAATTGCTCAACGAGGTCTATCCGATGGCATATGGAAGAGAATTAGGAGCTTCAGTAGGATGTTGCATTCCGGCTCCAATTGGCGACTGTCCTTTCTTCAGAGTATATGTCGAAGGTAAGAATGTACTCGCTCAACTGGTTCAATCCCAGGAGTGAGCAAAATCAAAATGGGATTAAATAGTGCTGTTTTCATTTGATTACCTCCTTTCTTGATATACGATATATAGAGGTTCCCATGATGCCGACCACATTGCACTAGCCTCTATACATATTAATAGTGATTGGATATCAGGAGGTTATTAACAATGAATAATGAAGAATTAAAAGGCGATTCGAAGTGTTTTGTCATTTTTTATCGCTATGGATTAAGTTGCGGTGTAACAAAAGTCACAAGAAAATTAGATGATGCTATACGATTTATCTCTGAAATAACTGGAATTTCGCGTTTCGAAATAAATCAGAATTATGAAATGGGAAAGACTGAGGTGTTTGATAGATATAATACATTTTATTATATAGAAGAGCACCCATTAGATTAATCATAATTAAAGATTATTCGCGATTAAAACAAGCTGTATAATGATAAATTTAAAGGAGGGTTTTCTCATGAAGAAATTCTTTGTTGAAGCTCGAACCGATAATGGTATGAGGATTACGATGACTGTGCCTGCCGAAACCGCTATGGATGCGGAATTGGAAGCCGGTCGCAAGCTCATTTCCACCGGGTTCAAGAACTCGAAGATTTCCATCGTGGAAGAGTGCTAAGGTTTATCGACCGATAATAAGGGATGCATAACGTGTCCCTTATTTTTTTTTTGCCGGTATGGTGGAATGGCAGACACCTCAGACTTAAAATCTGATGTCCTTATTGGGCGTGCGGGTTCAAGTCCCGCTACCGGTACCAGCTGTGTACACGGCTACAGACAAAACCTTATGGGGCCGTTTGGTTTTTGCGAAGGTTTTTAGGGGCGGCCCTTTCGCATTTGAAACACACTCCTTAATAGAAAGGAGATGTATTTGAATGTTTATTTCGACTAAGGACTTTTATGAGGTTGGATGGTTCATATTTAAGCTGTTTGCTTTATATCGAATCATAAGTGCCGCATGCGCGATTGCGTTTTCTCTGATCAAGTTTAAACTTGATGAAAAGAAAGATCGCAAGACTGTATCGGCACCTGAGGTTCGTAAGGAAATACTCAATAAGATTGAGCCGCTTCACCTCGCATACAAACGTAGTGAGATTGGGTTCAAGACTGACACTATAAGGGATAAAGAGCCTTAATTACAAGGCTCTAATTATTTTCGCGTTTCAAACATACTCCTTAGTAGAAAGGAGGTGTTAGTATGAAAAAGTGCATATTAATCGGTATAGGCATTGTGTCAGCAATAATAGGCTATTGCATCGCTGATGATCTTCCGTTCATAAAAAGATTGAATGAAGAAAACGAACGTCGTGAAAAAGATATTGATGAACAATTAAATCGAGTTATGGACGGCATTCATGACGATATGGTAAAACGCGCTCATGACGCTTTGAACCGGAATAATAAGTAGTTTTGGATTGACAAAGACGATGATATTTATCAGTGGTTACATGCCACTGATTTTTTCGCGTTTCAAACATACTCCTTAGTAGAAAGGAGATGGTATGATGTATACCGATTTTCAGAAGCACATAGTTAAGGCTTTGACCACGCTCTTTTATCAGGACACAGAAGGTATTGATTATTGGGATGTAGACGGTAATAGTAGATGGATCGATATAACAGACAAAGAGGATGGCACTTTATATGAGCTTTCTCATAAGGTTATAGATAACCATGATTATATTGTCGTTAGAGCGATCGATTATGACGAATTTGGCGAAGCTGTAAGCGTGAAAGATATTTGCTATCTATTGGTATATAGAGAAAGAGCATGCTGGGATTTGATTAACTACGCTGTGATGATCGAATGCATTATTACGAATCAAATTAGTTTGTGACTATATGAAATAAGCGGCAATTACAAGTCGCTTATTTTTTCGCGGTTGAAACAGTCTATTTATTGAAAGGGGGATGCTTACTATGATGAAGCAACCGTATTCAATAGAGGAGCTGAGATGGTTTCTCAAGATGCTTAATATTTCTATGGCTACACTTGGGCAATGGTGCGGATTAACCAGACAAGCCGTAAGTAATTTATTCAATGGACGTGCAAACGATAATTGTGTGTTTAAACACAGACTGCTGTTTACCTACATAATCAATGATTATATTACTAATGATTTGAATGGGGATGTCGCATCGCTTTATGCTATAGTGAAAGCTAGGATGGATCAAAAATATTAATGGAGAGTTTTCTACTCTCCTCTATTTTTCGCATTTGAAACAAGCATTTTCATGAAGGAGGTAAGTAAAAATGTTTTGTGAAAACGTGTTAGATGAGATTTATGGTCCCGTCAATCTTAGTGAGTTCAACAAATTAGTTGAGCTTGTTAAAGCTGAAGGAATACCCTATGAAACTCGTTCACGACTTGGCGGAATGCAGATGATGATTCCAACCATCGATGCTTACGTTAATGAGACCGATGAAAGAAGAATTTCCATCGTCTTGTTTAACGGATGCTATGGTGGTGAGAATGGTCTCATGAAGATCTTTGCGCCAGGTCTTAATAAAGGGGTTGAGGGATTCTTGAATGCTGAGCAAGCTCTTGATTACATCAAGGACACTAGGGCTGGGATCTCAAGAGGATCTATCGGATAAAGATATAACGACCGATTTCAAAATGGCAGTTGAAACATACTGCTATTTTTTTTGTTTTTAATCATTGCGCTGATAGTGGTATTATGCTATAATAAACAAAACTATAAAGGAGGTTCTTTTATGGAACAAGAAGCAACTAAGAGGGTTCGCAGGAGCAAGGAAGAGATCGTATCTGACAAGATCAGTAAGCTAGAGGCGAAGATCGCTGAATATGAGAGTAAGATCGCTTCGGCAAAGAAAGAGATCGAGGAATTAAAGAACCCTGTTTCAACAGTTAAGATGAAAGATATTAAGGATAAGATTACTGAATACGATCTTTCTCTTGATGACGTCATGAAGGCAATTGAGAAAATGGGTAATAAGAAGTGATACTGAGCCTGTCCTAGTGACAGGTTCTTTTTTTTTCGCGTCATAAACATTCTATTTAATAGAGAATAGAAAGGAGATTATGACTATGAAACTGTTTGGAACTAAGAAAGTTAAGGTTTATACGACCGACTTTGAATCTCTGTCGATATTCGATCATCTTTGTGTTGAAAGTGACATGTATGAAGATTATGTTACTTCCGCTTGGGACGAAGAAGAAGGATATTACAAGATTTACCAGGTTAAGTGGAACATGCTTACTAAGTTTACCAAGGCTGTTGAGAAGTATAACAATCTGGCTAGGCTCGATCATGTGAAGGAAAGAATAAATAGGATTGAGATGAAAATACTGGGCTAATCACAGCTCAGTATTTTTTTTTTCGCGTTATAAACATTCCTTATGATGAAAAGGAGGTTTATAACTATGAAGGAAGCTATTTTTGACTATGCGGTAATTGTTATACTCGTTGCGATGATGCTGGCTATGTTCGGATCGTGCGTGATGCTATTAATTAACTGGAACATCGAATGGTTCACAATAACAGCTGTTACAACTGCAATCGGTACCGTATTCTGTGTGCTTACTTCTGATAAGCAGCCAGACGAAGACGAAGAGCCTTGATTAGTACAAGGCTCTAATTTTTCGCATTTGAAACAGACGGCTTAGTAGAAGTGAGAAGCATAATCTCATTTCTATATATTTTTAGGAGGTAGTTAATCATGTCTAAGATCGGAGATGCTATTATTACTGGCGAAGAATTGTTCCAGAAGGCAAGAGAAAAGTATGAGATGTTTGATAACTTTGTAAGAAATGGTGTCAATACTACGGAGAACGCATGCAAGAGGGCGTTCTGGCTTGGAGAACTTGTAGCTTATGCAAAGTATAATGAGAAGATATTCGGTGATGAAGAGCTTAGACGAATTGTTGAACAAGAAATGAATATAGAACTATAAGTCTTATTAAGCTCGTGGTTAAAACTACGGGCTTATTTTTTTTTTCAAAATGGCATTAATTCTCGCATTCAAAACACGCTAGTTAATGAAGCTCATTGAGCTGTCAAATAATTGAAAGGAGTATATTATGAGCAAAACATTTGCTTTGGGCAGAGTGGTTGCCACAAGGCGTGTTTGGGAATTAATTGAGTCTGATGAATACTTTTCTAGGTTTGTTTCGCTCTGTATGAGTCGTTATGTTACTAACGATTGGGGCGAGCTGCACCCAGATGATTGGAAACTGAACGATGAGTCAGTAGATGGAGAAGGTAGGATATTAGCTTCTTATCCTCTTCCTGAAACAATAGAAGTAGAGTTTGAAGATAAATTATGGATCATAACGGAATGGGATCGTTCGGTTACGACAATTCTATTCCCTGGAGATTATTAAGCTGACTGACTAGTTTGTTGGCAGCTCAGTGGGTTTCGCCTTTGAAACAAATTATTATTTTTTTTTCGCATCATGAACATGCTATTATATGAAAGGAGTGTTTTAAATGAAATGGATTAAGGATTTTTACGAACCGATTACCAGAACATATTTCAAAGCTCCAATTTCGATTGTGAATTCACGTATCAATGAATTCAATAAACTGCTGAAGAATAAGTCTATAAGTATGAATGACGCGCTGGAGTTATGTGGACTTCCAAGGCTTGATGATAGCAGAGCAGACAAGAAACTGAACGTGAGCAGAGTGGAAGTTGGGCTACCTAAGATTGGTAAAGAAAGGGGGTACTATTATTATCCGATCGTTTATTACGACCGTGAGAACCAAGAGGTTAAGTTGGGTTGAGCAATCAACCCTTCTTTTTTTTTTCGCATCATGAACATACTATTATATGAAAGGAGGTGCTGACATGGCACTGTTTGGAATAGCAATGAAGAAACGAGAAGAATCATTATCGGAGTACATCACTCGGATAACCAGAGACATTGTCTTAGCAGAGATTTCGGACGAGGAGTCGAAGAATAAGCATCCTGACGTTTATTGGGAAAAGGATGGACGCCACATTAAGTGGATGAAGCTCATTAACGCAAAACGTCATATATTCTATAATACCCTAATCGAGAACGGTATCTGCGAAGAAGCTGCAAATGCTTTGGCGTATAGAGTGCATGGCTACGACGTGACGAAGAAGACTTATGGCATCTATTGCGAGAACAGTTGGTCGCATCAGAAAAAGAAAGAAGAACAACAAAAGGGCTCTGAGTAATCAGGGCTCTATTTTTTTTCGCATTTGAAACAAATGATTTAATAGAAATAATTTGGAGGTATTTGATCATGAAGAAGTATATTCTACTGGGTGCTTTTACTTTTGTGGCGTTGATTGGACTTATGCTGATTAACGATTACGTGCTGTTTCCTGGAATCACAACAGAAAGTCTTTTGGAAAGTAAGACCTTCTTCTCTGTGATAAAGGTTGCATTTATCGAGGCGGTTATTGGTACAACGGTAACGTGGGTAATAGGATGGTTATTCTTTTCGGAGAAGGATGCTGACAATTAGGTCGAGGTTATAAGCTCTTGATTGCAACAAGGGCTTATATTTTTTCAGTATGAAATTCGCGTCCTAAACATTCCTCTTAATAGGAAACTATACTATTTACATTAGGAGGTATGGAACTATGGCGAATAGGATTTCTGACGAAATTAAGGATAAGGTCGAAGAATTGTCTAAGACTGGAATGAGCAAGAGGAGAATTGCTGATGAGTGCAAGATCTCTGTAGGAAGTGTCACTCGCATTCAAAATGAGAGAGATATCGATGTCCCTTCAAGAGAAAAAGGAGGCAGGGTTTCGAGAAAAGTTGATCTTTCTGAGATTAATCTTGAAAAGGAAGAGGACGAGGAACCCAAGTTTACCATCTTGAAGCAGAAGACCATCGAACTTGTTGGTGTGAGAACGAACTACACCTACGAGGTAGCTTTGCATGGCAAGGATCTCAGAATCAAGACCGGTTATTCTGAAGATATTGTCATCGACCTTAAGGATGCTGCTGGTTTTGCAGAAGAAATCGCAGAGGTTGTAAGGACTGTGCTGAAGATGAGACAGAATGTATGGGAACCGTGATATTAGGTATACCGCTGTGGAGACATGGCGGTATTTTTTTTCTCGCGGGATAAACATTCTTTTTAATAGAGATTATACATGGAGGTGTTACTAATGAAACTTGATACTTTAGAAAAGGACATACTCATGATGTTGATCGGCAACGCGACTTTTTTAGCCGTTAAAAAGCTCTGCCCGATTAAGCCCATTGTTATTGGTGCTGCTATTATTAACGGAGCCATTGCGGTTAAGGGTGTTGTTGACGTTGTGACTGACATTCGCGACTATTCGAAAGAAAGAAAGATGGTGATTGAAGAACGTGCATGAACTCTGTACGATATAAGTAGGCTTAACAGTCTACTTATATTTTTCTCGCGGCAACAACAAGTATTAAGATGAGGAAGACCGAAATAATAAGGAGGTATTGACTTATGGATCTGAGGTATTTCAACATTATTCTTAGCAAGAATGGCTACGTGAACAATGAGGAGATGCAAATCGGACTCCGATATACACTTCTGGCAAGCGGTATTGTGCCAATGGACGTTCATGAAGCGGACTTGGTAGAAGCTGCTACCGGAAAGCCCGTCGGATTTGAGGTGCTGATTCTAAACTGTGTCGAATCTATTCCCGGCGCTAAGGAACTGTTCAAGAAGGATCACAATATGACAGAAATTACGTATGAGGGACTTCCCACAATTATGTAACGAATATGGCTCGTGGTATTAACTACGGGCCTTATTTCTTTTTCGCGATCAAAACTTGCTTCTTAATGAATATTAAAAAAGGAGGTGCAACACTATATGAGTGTCGCAAGTAAACTGATTAAGTTCGGCAAAGTCGAAACGCCAACACTGGACGAATTCCAATGTAAGCTCCAAGTTGATATGATGGAGCTCAAGGACAAGATCAAGAAAAAGACAAAAGAGATAATCGCGCAACGCAATAAGTTGAGTGACCAGAAGAAGCTGTTTGACGATGACTTGATCAAAGCAGAGGAAGAGAAACTGAATGTTCTTAAGGAAGAGCGAGATGAATTACAGGCTGAATACAAAGATGATATTGAAGCCTATAAAACAATTGAGCAAATCCTTAAGATACGTGAAGAGAAACGGACTGCAAAGGCAAGTCGTCTTTACGCAGGTCTGAGTGTACTCATTTGCGCTGGTGGTATTGGCCTGGCTTATGGGTCTGATACATGGGCTACTTTAGTGAACAGGCATACAATGGATGCTGTTAAATTGGCTATGACTCGACTAATGCCAAAGATAATCTAGGATACAAGCGGGGCATGTCTAGTACATGCCCTTCTTTTTTTTTTCGCATTTCAAACATACCTCCTATTGAAAGGAGGTGAAAAGGATGTTGTTCAAGATCATGATAGCCTTAGCAGCCTATTACCTGGGGAAAGCTAATCTCGATATTAACGAGTTCCTCTCGGTATTAGCGGCATTAATGAGGCTTGACAATGATGAATGACACCTATAAGCGACCTTTCGGAGGTATCCGGGGTCCGCCTTGGATACCTTTCTTATATTTTTTTCAAAATGGCATTAACGCGGCATAAACAAATGATATAGTAGAGAAATACAAAGGAGGAATTAGTTATGTTGAATCTGATTTTGGGTTACCTTGGTATAGGACTGGTGGTCTATGTGATTGCCTGCACTTTGATCGTGATTTTCTCGATGGAGCTGTATGGAATCGATCGCAAAGAGCTTTTGAAAAATGAAGCTCAGCGATTCAATTTCATATCCATCCTTGGGATATTGCTATTCTGTGCGGCTTACCCTTATTACATCGTCGTGTATGCTATTTTTGTATACCACAGGGTCAAGGACATCATGGCGAATGATAAGTTTGAATGACTCGACCAATAGGCTCGTAGTAAAAACTACGGGCTTATTTTTTCTCGCGGGATAAACAAGTGTATTAATAGAAAGGAGTGGATTAGAATGAAGGTACTTAATACTTTAGCTGCTATCGGTGTTATGACTCTGGTGTTCATTGGAGTAAAGACAGCAATGGCGGTGAACGAGATCGTCAACGGTCCGTTCCCTAAGGAGAAAAAGGGGTCTTAACAGGCCCCTAATTTTTTCGCGGCAAAAACAAGCGTCTTAATAGAAAGGAACAAGGAGGTATTCGTATGAAAACTATAATTCGTATCGGAACTGCGTTGGTGATAGTAGCGGGGCTTGGCCTTCTGATCGACGGAATTGCCAATAATGTGGCAAATAAAGTCGTAGAGAAGCTGGCCACGCAGGATGCCAAACGTCCGAAAAGGATCGAACTCGATGACGACGAACCACTGGAACCAGACGAAATTGATTAACCGATCAATGGGCTCGTAGTGAAAACTACGGGCTTATTTTTTTTTCTCGCGTCGCAAACAAGCAGCTTAATAGAAAGGAGGGAAGTCAAATGTTTTTAAGGTTTATCGCTACAATGACTGTTTACGGAATTCTTAAGACAAAAGATAAGATGGAAACTCTTTGCGAGAAAATGGAAAAAGCAGTTAAGGATGAACTAAGCAAGAAAAAGGAAAAGACTTAACTATACGAGTGAGATGTCTTGGCAAAACCACGGCATCTCGTTTTATCCATATTTCTTTTGCGGAGGACTCTAGAATGTGTGTTTTAAGCATTACAGTAATAGGAAATGACTTATTCAAAATAGTAGCTGAAAAATTGGAGTTAGTAAAACTTAATCCGGTTAATCAAGTTAATTCCGGAATGTTTGGTAACTTAAAGATGTTAACCTATAGATTTGAACTTCAGGAATCAGAAGTAATAGAAAAACGAAAAGAGCTTCTTAATGAACTGGCAAAAGATAATTTAAGATTACAGCCAATGTATGTCCATGGTGATTGGATGAGGATATTTGTCATGCGTCCAATAAAGACTTGATTTCGCGATCTAAACACGCTCCTTAGTAGAAAGGAGGATAGAACATGGACAAGAAAAAGACTGTTGTAGTCGATGGCCAGGAATACGTTTCTGTAGATCTTATGATCGAAGAAATGGTACGTGAGTGCGTTATCTGGACTAACGTCAATGACATTGAAGTTGGCGAAATTGAAAGTGATCGCATTGCCGCGTATCAGATTCTTCTTGAAGATATGCAGAAAGTCAGCTTTCCTGGACTTCAGAAGAAGTTTAAAGACATGTACATCAAGGAGAGATTTATCGAAAGAACATTGGGGGTTTAATCCCCCAATTTTGTTTTTTTTTTCTTATTTGATAGAATGGAGGTTAACGCTAGTGGCTACTACAATAACAGTCAATGATAATGGAACTATTGTTGGGTATCTTCCGGCTAGTGAGATCGCAAAAGAATGGGGAGTTGAGAACTCGACGATTAGAGTATGGATAAAACGAGGTAAATTAAAATCTCTTAAAATAGGGAACGAGCACTACATAAAGCAAAACACTGAGAAACCGGAACCTAAAAAGAGAGGTAAGAAGCCTCAAAATTATTACAGAAAACCGATTTAGGAGGAACTATGAATAAGTATAAAGTGATATTTGAGATTCACGTTGACCGAAACCGTAAGGAATTCAAGGAAATAATCGTTGAAGCAGGAACTAAAAAGCTTGCGATGGTACGCGCTCTTTCAGAAATTAATAAAATTAAAGAATACGAAGGAATATTTAAAAATATTAAAGAAATTGAGGAGGTTTATGATGGGCGATAAAAACGATCTTTGCTTTGGTCAGTTGTTTTTAAAGGATGAAAAAGGTGATTATCAAAGAATTGCAGAAGGTGAGATTAAGACCGTCTCATTAATTGATGATAATTCTATACACCCGAGTTTATTCGAACATACATTACATCCTTTTGATTGGCGAGGGGAAGTTACCGCTACGTTTACTCCTAAAACAAGCAAAAGAATGAATAAAAGGATAAAAGATCTTCTTAAATTTGGATGGATTAATGGCATTAGAACTGGAGCGCCTTTAAGGAAGAGGCTGTTACTCAAAACGAATAGAGAAGTAAATAAGAAAAGGAGAGATATTCGTTATGGCAATTAAGGAAGTTCGATTTGACGAGTATTGCAAGATTTGCAAATACTTCGAAAAGAGTGAAGCAGAAGATCCTTGCTATGACTGCCTTAATCAAGGATGGAATACTGATAGTCATAAGCCTATCATGTTTGAAGAAAAGGATGGTTCTAATGAGTAAACCTATTGCAGGATCTTCAAAATGTAAAGAGTTACTAGATAAATTCGAAGCTCTATTTCCATCCTATAAGGGGAAGATCGTTTATTATCAACCTTATGATCGAGTTAGTTTAAGGCTGACAATTAATCACTTGACTTATATTTTCACATATGTGAACGAGAAAGTATGGGGATTTCAAACAGAAAAACACTTTATTGACTCCTCACGATCGATTCGAAGATGATTCGCGATTAAAACAAGCGATAAGATGAAGGATTGGAGGAGTGTAAAAACCGGCGGAGGCCCTATGGATAATCCCAAGTGTGTTAGCCGTCAGTAATAGTTCAATGGTAGAACGCCACTGAACTTAGGTTTGGTGGAGACGTCTGTTCGAAGCGGACAAATCCTTTATTTTTTACACTTCCTCAGTCCTTTGCATTTTTCAACAAGTCCTAAGATATTTAAGGAGGTTGTATTGTGGATCGCCAAGAGAAGTTTGATGCCTGCATGAAGTTCTTTGAGAGTCTGAGTGATATTCTCAAAGAGACCCACACAATGATCGGCAGCTGCAATCATGATAGTTCCGTGTATCTCGTTCCTAATGGAACTGAAGAGAGCATAAGCTATTATGGGAAGCCTAAGAACTCGTTCAGGGTTTCAGATCATTGGAATTGGTATGCCAATACCAAGAAGTGCGAGAATGAGCATTATATTCAATGCTTATCTGTCGACATGCCGAGACCGAATGAACGACCGCTTCCATGGAAAGCATCTAAGCCTAAGTATGGCTCTCAAGTCGCCATTGTTGGTAAGGATGGTAAATACAGGTGTGTATATGGAGAGAAGTTCGATCGTAAGAAAAGGCAATGGACCTGGGTTGAATCAGATCCGTTCGAAGTGGCAAAGATGGTGATGGGATTATGAGAGTAATCAATATTGAATCTGCCATCATCAATATAACAGCAATAGAGCATGTGAAGAATAATGAAGGAGCCTTATGCGATATTGTTATTCCTTTTATAGGATTTCATGAAAGGATGAGAATACGAGAAAATGATTTCAAAGTAATTTTTAATGATGGAACAGCATTAACCTTTGATAAAGAATCTAAAGATGGACGAATGTTTTCTGAGATCGGCATTTCTGGAAATATTTATCGGATTTACAAAGAATTCTGTAGTTTTGAGAAAACAAAGAAAGAAGATGAAAATCTAAAGGGACTTCTTCAAATAACATATCATAGACATCGAGTTACAGCTAAGCAGGATAACGGAATTAATTCGAGTTACCTTTTATATTTCCATAAATATGAAAAAGGAGAATAGTCATGAGAATCAACGAACGCAATGAACAAATCTATGAAGAATGGATGGCCGGAGCTTCTCAAAGATCTTTGTCAAAGAAATATAATCTTGCTTTGACTGGCATATCGATGATCATCAAGAACGTTCGATATAGAAAGGAGAATCCCGATCACATTCGTGTTTACCTAGAAAAGCATTACACAGACGTTTCAAATAATCTCATAAGCGGAGCCATCGGCCCAGTTCTTGAACAAAGGCATTCCTACAGGTGTCCCATCTCAAGAACAGAGATTCCAAGAGCGACTATCGACTATTTCTTCAGCATTCTCGATCCAATGACAGATAAAGATATTCTAAATCTCAGATGCGTTGGACCAAAGAAATTAGAGTTTCTTAAAAGGATCAAAGCTGATCGAGCAGCTGGAATCATATAAAAAGCAGGGATAATTAATAAGGAGGAAACTAAGAATGGCTAATTCGGAAATCATGATCAAGAGAATGAAAGATAACTTTGTGCTCATAACGAATGATCCTGACATTAAGCTGTTTGTGGCCGACTGTGATAAGGATACTCTTTGGAATCTTTATCTTGATAGCTTTCCAGAAGGAACGAACCCCATTTACAGAGTAAGAAGAGAGTATGATTGCTCTTGCTGCAGGAGCTTCATTAAGACAATTGGTAGTGTCGTTTACATTGATGATGACTATGAGATTCATTCTATCTTTGATTTCAACGTCGATGACGATACTTTCCAGCCTGTCATGGATGCTCTTGATCATTATGTTAAGAGCTGCCCAATAAAGTCTCAATTCTTTTCCAAGGAGGATCATGCCGGATACAGACTTTCTCATGAATTGAACAAAGAAACTGGGACGGTCATTGAATACAAGCATCTCTATCTGGATATTCCTTCGAAGTTTGTGTTCAAGAAAACTTTTGATGTCAAGACTCTTGAGACTGCCATCGGTAATTCCGTTGCAAACCATGATGTTTTCAAGCGTTCTCTTGAAGAGATTTCTTTAGACGCTATTGAAACTGTCCTGGAGCTCATTGATTCCAATACGCTCTATAAGGGATCTGAATGGGAAGGCGTTCTATTAGGCTTCAAGATCTTCAAAGAAAAATATGACGTTCTTCCTGAAGAAAAAAAGGATGTATTTTGCTGGAAACATTCGGCAGCCGCTGGTCCTGTGCATACGAGAATCAAGAATCATTCTATCGGTGTCCTCCTTACCAACATTACGGATGGTATGAATCTCGATGAGGCTGTTCGCAAGTACGAAGCCATTGTTGCTCCGTCCAACTATAAACGACCGAAGCCCATCTTTACAAAGAAAATGCTTGAACAGGCGGAGAATGCGGTACGTGAACTTGGGTACTACGATTCTTTGGAGAGAAGGTTTGCCACACTCGATGATATTCGTATCAATAACATCTTCTTTTCCAACAAAGATGCTGGAAGGAGGATGTCTGGTGGCAGTATCTTTGATGAAATGAAGGAGTCGGTAGATATTGTCGATCCAAGAAAGTTTTCCAAAGTCGATAGTATCGGAATCGACAAGTTCATTTCTGATGTTCTACCGCATGCAAATGAAGTTGAGGTGCTTTTCGAAAATCGCCTTAGCAAGAATCTCGTTTCTTTGATCGCACCAGTTAATCCCGAATCCAAGTCTATGTTCAAGTGGAACAATTCGTTCAGCTGGGCATATACTGGAAACATAACCGACAGTGATATTCGTGAGAATGTCAAGAAAGCTGGCGGCAAAGTCGATGGATTCATGAGATTCAGTATCCAGTGGAATGATGAAGGAAACAACAACTGGGATCAGAACGATCTTGACGCCCATTGCATTGAGAGACTTCGCCACATATGGGGATATGGAGATGGTGATCATATCATGTTCAACCACTTGAAGTCCTATTCAACTGAGGGTGAGCTGGATGTAGATATTATTCATCCAAATCAAGGGACTCCAGCTGTTGAGAACATCGTCTATGTCGATAAAAGAAATGTGAGGACAGGCGAATACGAGTTCTTTGTGCACTGCTATAGTAATCGAGGCGGTACGAGTGGCTTTAGGGCCGAACTTGAAGTTAACGGTGATATTTATAACTTTGATTATCGACAGCCAATACGCAATAATGAAGTAATTAAAGTTGCAACCGTTACGGCGAACACTGCGAATGATACCTATGAAGTTAAAACACATATCGACAATAACAGATCGTCCAAAGAAATTTGGGGTATCAAGACTAACAAGTTTATTCCCGTAACTGTTATCATGAATTCTCCTAATTATTGGGATAATCAGATAGGAATTGGAAATAAGCATTACATGTTCATGCTGAAAGGATGTGTTAATCCGGAAAAACCCAATGGATTCTATAACGAGTTCCTCCGTAATGAATTGAATCCAAACCGAAAAGTATTTGAGGCTCTTGGATCGAGAATGGCTGTAAGAGATACTTCAGATCAGCTCTCTGGGCTTGGGTTCAGTTCTACAAAGAGAAACGAACTTACAGTAAAGGTAAGAGGCTCTATCGAACGTGTTTTGAAGGTGATATTCTGATGAAACAGATAGAGATATACTGGAATGATTTAACGGATAAAAAGAAGCAAGAGATAATCAAAGAATTCGGAGATAATAACAATTGGGATGTATATCCAATGTGCATAATCGACATTGAAGAGGAGGATCAATAATGGCTGGTGTTAATCTGTATCTGTTCGAAATCGCAACTCGAAAGAAGTATCGTTTCTCTTACAAAGGGTGGATCTCTGTTGAAGAACTCTGGGATATGAGTTTGTCAGAACTGGATGATGTTTTCAAGTGGCTCAATAATCTTAAGAAGAGCCTTACAAGCGAAAGCCTTATTAAAGAGGATAAGGAAAATGAAGATCTCAACAACAAGATTGAGATCGTCAAGTACATTTTCAACGTGAAGAAGGCTGAAGAAGATAATCGTAAGCATGAAGCTGAAAATGCTGAGAAGAAGCGTCGCATCCTGGATATTCTTGCAAAGAAACAGGATGAAGCACTTGAAAATTCCAGCGAGGAAGAACTCAAGAAAATGCTAGATGATCTCAGTAAGTAGGCTTCGATTATAAACTAAGGGAGGGGACATAACACTCCTCTCCTTTTTTTCAGGAAGTGATATTTGTTGAACGCTCGAGAAAAAATGATTGAATTTAGACTAAAAAATAAGCTTGACTATAAAGGTTTGTCAAGACTATGTGGCGTAAGTTCAAGTTTAATCGGAATGGTTGAACACGGAGATGTTACTCATCCGAACATTGTGGAAAAACTAAAGAAGTTATATTCTTTGACTGACGAACAAGCTGAAGAATTATTACCAAAACATAGACGTCCTCATGATCCAGAGTACGAACCTGATAAATATGTGTCTGAAGCAGATAAAGGAGTAGCGGTTAGAATAGAACCGTCAAGGCAAGGACTATATGAGAGATACAAAGGAGAAAGATATTCTAAAGAATTGAAAGATCATTCTAAAAGGAGTTCATACTGATTAATAACAGATAAGGAGTGTATTGTATGACTTATAGAGAAATGGCTGTTGAGTCTGTTAAGATAGCTGGTCAAGAGCTTATTGATCGAGCTGATGAACTTATTTGTAAAACGGATTGCATCAAAGATATTAATATTTGGATCACTATACCTTCTCTTACTGATGATCCTAATGTCATTCCAGAAATAGAAGTGCAGACTAACGTGTATCCAAGACGAGAAACCATTTCAAAAATATTTGATATAAAGGGGACATGATGATGGAAACTAAATTTAATTGGATTAATTGCGATTGGACAAGAGTAAAAAACCACTGTAGAACAACGGTAAATAAGAAGTTTACGGAGAAAGAGCCATCACTCGAATTCAAAAGAAAGCTTCTTATCTCAGAGCATTCACCGATAAGAATTATATTGTTTGACTGGTCATGGGAAGGAATGCCAAGCTGGGTATCCGTACACTTTGCAAGACATAAGTGGGAAAAGTTCATTTCCACACAACGTGATGACCGCAAAGAGCATGAGATTTCCAGAGCCGATATGCCTCAGGGAACTCCTGTTGACTTCGATGGCTTCGCAAACATGCAAAACATCATCGATAGCTGGCGTAAGAGGCTTTGCTTTCAAGCGAGTCCAGAGACCAGGGCGTATGCGGAGGATTTCAAGGTGATGCTGCATGAGGTGTTTCCGGAATTGGCAAATGTGCTTGTGCCAAATTGCATCTATCGTTGCGGATGTCCGGAAATGGAGATGTGTAAGCAGAGATATTTTGAACAATTTATGAAAATGTCTTATGGAAGAGTAGACCATTTAATTGACATTCAATATCGTTACGATGTTTATAACGAATGGTTCTATAAAATGCATCCGTTTAAGGAGGATTTGAATGCTTGACAAATCTGCTCGTAGATTTTATGAAGAGCTTTGTAAAGATAATAATCTATTAGGAGAATACTGCGCATTTTCTTGTTATATTCAAGATACATTTATCAGAAGCAGCTATGTGATAGATATTGGTAATTTTGAAAATGTTAATAAGGTATTGATAGACAGGTTTGAATGGGTAAGAAAGCATCATCCAATTCTTTGGAAAATCGCAACCTGGATTCTTAGTTTATAGAGGAGTGATATTTAATGAAGTATAAGAAAAAGCCGATACCAGTAGAAGCCATCAAGATGGGAAAAGAGGGATTCGAAGAAACTCCAGAATGGTTTACTAAAGCTCTATCAACAAGCAAAGTATATTATAGAAATTATTTTGGATCAAATTGTATCAAATGTGGTTTCAGAGTACAAACGATTGAGGGAAATATGGATGGCAATATAGGCGACTATCTTGTACGAGGTGTAGATGGTGAGCTTTATCCTTGCAAGGGTGATATTTTCGAAAAAACTTATGATAGAATAGAGGAATAAAAATGTTTAAAGCTGTAATGATACTAATTGAAATGTATTTTCTTCATATATTTGCCGACTACCATCTTCAAGGCATCTTAGCTAATATGAAACAAAGAGACTGGTGGAAGAAAAAGTTTGTTAATGTAAGTGAGTTTAATCAAAGCAAGTATACAAATGATTATACTGCAGCACTTATGTCTCATTCTTTTGAATGGACATTCGTTATGATGATTCCTGCTATGTATCATGTTAACTATAATAATTATATTTACTGGCATGTCATTCTTTATATGATACTGTTTATTCTAAATCTTGTGATGCACTATGTCGTAGATGATATGAAAGCAAATAGTAAAAGAATCAATTTGATACAAGATCAGAAACTACACATGATACAAATCGTTTTAACTTGGTTGTCATGGTATATTTTTACTGGATGGATTTGAGGAGGATAAAAGAAAATGATATTTGGTGATACAATGCTTAAGCGACTTGTAGATATGCGATTTATAAGAAATACATATGAAGGCGCTATTAATCCAGCTTCGATTAATTTAAGACTTGGTGATACGTTTTCTGTAATCAGCACTACTCAGCCATGCCTTAAGCTTGGTGAAGAAGTAGAGTATGAAAATGTAGTTCCTTATGATGGCTATGTTATAATTCATTCTGGTGATTTCATGCTTGCAACTACAAAAGAATGGATTGAAGTCCCGAAGGATGCTGCGGCTTTTGTACAAGGTCGTTCTTCCATAGGCAGAGCTGGACTATCCATTCAGAATGCTGGCTTTGTCGACCCAGGATTTCCAGGTCACATTACTCTTGAACTTAAGAATGACGGACCAAGACCTATCGTATTATACCCTGGTTATCCGGTAGCTCAGCTCGTCTTCATGGAAGCGAAAGATGTATCGAAGCCATATGATGGAAAATATGTAGGCCAGGTCGATGCTACTGGAAGCAGAATGCATCTCGATGTATTAAAGCCTGGTAATCAGAAAGAGATTAATGCAGACTAGATCGCGGTCAAAACAAGCAGTATTATGAAGGGGTTGAAAATTCAGCCTCTTATATTTTTCCCATTAGGGATAGGAGGTAATCCAATGAACTATAGCGGATTGACTGGACTTGGGCCTGTCGGAATGATTATTGTCGGTGTCGTAGGAGTTGGTTGGTCTATCTATCAGACAACTAAACTCAAAGAAACAAGTAACAAGATCGACATGACACTTGATGAGATCAACAAGAATGCACCTGTAGATATTCAGGAAGCGGTTGTAAATAAGGCAATCGAAAGGGCTGTCGAACGGGAAGTACGGCTGTCTGTTGTAGATACAGCTAGAAGGGTTCGTGAAGATATTTACGAGCAGATTCGAAATGAAGTACGAAAAGAAGTTGAGAATCAATACAATAAAATTGCCGACGAGGTATCTGAGAAGATATCTGAACAAGTGGCTCAGATTGATGAGTATGCGCTCAAAGATCGAGTGACGAAGAAAGCCGAAGAGAAGGTCATGAAGAAACTCGATGGTTGCCTCGATGGAGCACTCGGAATGTTTAATAACCAACTTGGGAATGTAAACAAGATCTATCAGAATATTGCCGATACCATTAGTGGTAAGAGCAATAATGATAGAGGTGTAAATCTCAGGCTTAGTTAAATGAATTAAGGAGGCTGTTATATTTAGCAGTCTCCTAATTTTTAGGAGATTAATAATGAATGCATTAATGAATCTAAGTCTTACTCAATTCACAGCGTGGATTATAATGATGGTTCTACTTATTATACCATTAATCGCTTTTTTATTCACATGGATGACAAATATTTGGTTTACAAAAAAGACTGAGTATACTGTAGATATTTTAAAGAGAATCGTAAACGTTATTGATGCTGCTAAAAGAGAATGGTTTGATAAAAAGAAGGAGGAGAACAAGGATGAGCAGGAACAATAATCTTGTTTGCGATGTATGCGGACGAGAAATCAGGAGAAACTATGAACATTATATTTTTCCTTTGAGGTTCTATCTTGTAGTGCCGTCGCAATACGTTTATATAAGGGAAAAAGACGGAAAGAAACCTCGTGACATGTGCTTAAAATGTTTTGAAGATTTCAAGAAATTTGTAAAGGAAAAGAGGGAGGAAGCACAAAATGAATAACGAACAAACAAATCGACCTTCGGATTTTGTAGAATGGCTTGGAAAAGATAATGTCATTGGTCAATCTATAATGGAGCGAAAGTATAGACGGCGTGGAGAAAGTTTTGATGAGTTCTTAAATCGAGTAAGCGGTGGAGACGAAGATCTTAAGGAACTCATTCTCGAAAAGAAATTCCTGCTTGGCGGTAGGACTATGGCGAATCGAGGACTCGATACTTCGGCGACATATTTTAACTGCTATTCGATTGGGTTCGTTCCGGATGACTTTGGAGAGATCATGGATGTGGCTAAGAAGATCGGACTTACCTTCAAAGCTCAGGGAGGTCAGGGTCTTTCTTTAAGCAAGCTGAGACCTAAGGGAACACCCATTGGCAAGGATTATGCTTCCGATGGCATTATTCCTTTTATGAAACTTTATAACGAAGTAACTGCCGCTACAAGTCAGGGTGGGGCTCGTAAGGGAGCTTTAATAATGTCTCTAGATGCTCATCATAAGGAAGCTATGGACTTTATTAAGATAAAGTCAGAGCCAGGACTTATTGAAAAGGCTAATCTTTCGCTTGAGATTGATAATTCTTTTATGTCGGCTGCATGCAAAGAAGAGCCTCTATTCGAATTCCATGAATACTCAGGTCATAAAGTAGATTACAAGATCAATCCTAAAGATATTCTGCATGAAGTAGCAAAGGTGGCCTGGGATTGGGGTGAACCAGGAGTACTTTTTGTGGATAAACTTCGCAACTATAATCTAATGCAATACGACGATGAGTATCAGATCGAAACAACGAATCCGTGCGGTCTCTGAATGATAAGTTGGCCCCACGTAAAACATCCCGAAAAATCGGTGAAAGCTAAACCAAAGAGCTTTGGCATGCTAATACCGAGTTTCTACTACATCACAGAGAAATGTAACGCATAGATAGTGAGCGCTAAGAGAGCAATAAACTATCCACGAGTTCGGGACTTTTGACACGTAAAAAAAGGAGAATCATGATAATTTATAAAGCAACGAATTTGATAAATGGGAAAGTATATATTGGTGCAACATCATTGAAACTTAATGCAAGAATCAAATACCATATAAAAGATGCTTATAGACCTGATAGACCTAAGGGACGTTTTCAAGAAGCGATAATTAAATACGGAATCGATTCATTTGATTTCGAGCAAATTGAATGATGTTACAAATCATTATAAACCATTAACAGACTTTATAAATAGAAAATACGGAATCTCTGATTTGAGAAGTTTATTCTTATGTCTAGATGTTAAAACCAAAAAAGAATTTGCTTTATCTTTAATTAAAATCGTGTCAGAAGAAAATATATGCTGAGCCGGTCTGAATCGACAGACGTATCGTTTTATAAACGTATGAGGGAAACCTCCGGAAATATAGGATAAAAAGCCTATATGATAACAACACTGGAACAACCTTTACCGAAGCATGGTGCGTGCTGCTTATCTTCTCTTAATTTGTCAGAATTTGTTCGTTTCCCATACACAGAGAAAGCATTCTTCGCAAGTGGAGAGTTCGTTTTAGCTGTAGAGAAAGCGGTTAAGGCGCTTGATAAGTTAATTGATGAGAATTATAATCGGCATCCTTTAAAAGAACAACAAGAAATGAGTTTTAATTATAGGAACATTGGCCTTGGTGTATTTGGTTATGGAACAATGCTCATGAAGCTTGGAATGCGATACGGTTCTGAGGAAGCTCTTAAGTTTACTGATGATATTTTCGGTTTACTTTTTAGGGCAGCCGTTCTTGCCAGCAACGATCTCGCAAAAGAGTTCGGACCCTATCCTAAATACAAAGAGTGCGTCCTAGACAGTGATATTATTAAAGCTCATTTCAGACAAGACGAAATTGACGAACTGAAGCAATGCGGTCTTCGAAATTGCTCATTAATTTCGATTGCTCCAACCGGAACACTTGCGACATTGCTTGGCGAAACTAGTGGATGTGAACCAGAATTTGCTATGAAGTATACTCGTAGAACTGTTGGTATGACTGATGGTGATAACACTTACTATGAAGTCGATTGCAAGGCTGCAAAAGAGTATAAGGAAATTAATCATACCGATATTCTTCCTGATTATTTCGTCGCATCTGATGATATTCCTTGGATGGATCGAATTCGCACTCAAGCGGTGATGCAAAAACATGTCGATACAGGTATTAGTTCTACAGTCAATCTGCCATATGAAACTAAAGTCGAAGAGATAGAAGACCTTTATATTGAGGCGTGGAAACATGGTCTCAAGGGTATTACTGTTTTCCGAAAAGGATGCAAGCGAATGCCCATTCTTTCGATTGATAAGAAAGAAGGCGAGATCAAAAAGATTGGTAAGATGAGAAAACTTACTACTGGTTGTGGATCTCTGCATCTATGTGCTATGTTCAATTCGGTTACGGGAGAGCTCATGGAGATATTCTTGAACAAGGGATCTTCCGGCGGATGCAATAACTTCATGATCGGTCTTAGTAGGCAGATCTCCCTTAATTGCCAGAACGGAGCAAAGATTGATGATATTCTTGATCAGCTTGCTTCATCTGGCGTGTGCCCATCTTATGCCGTAAGAACTGCAACAAAGCATGACACTTCTCCTGGTTCATCTTGTCCTGTTGCAGTAGGAAAGGCACTTAAGGAGATGTGGGAGGAGATGCAAAGTGAGCTTCGAACCGTGGCAAAAGATACTGCTAAAAACAATGATTCTCAAACCAGAACTAGTAAAACAAAACACTATCAGGATTCCAAGAAAGATGGGGAAATCTCAAATGGAGTTGAAGCATATGATGGAAAGAAGTGTCCAGTTTGCGGAAAAGCAATCGACCACATCGGAGGATGTGACCAATGTACCAACTGCGGATGGAGTAAATGCGAGTGATATTTACAGATTAAATACTATTTCTAATAAGTTTATACCTAAAGACGGAATAATTAGAATGCCTTATATTCTAACAAGAAAAGAATTCGAAGCAATATGCGAACGTAATAAGGAGAATAAGTAATGAAAAGAGTAGGTATTTGCACTGGAAAAGTATATTCTGACGATGACTATAACGATCACAATATTAAAGAATGTGCCATCTGTGTCACTCCTTCTTTGCCGGAAGAGGATGGGATTCGAAATGCAAAGGAAAGAGCTCAGCTTCGAAGAACTATGATGGCTTGCGGAGTTGAATGCAAGGAATGTGAAGAGAGGCGAAAGTAATATCTCGCGATCAAAACAAGCCGTATAGTGATAAGGAGTTGTGAAAAGCAGCCTCTTATATTTTTCTCTACTGATATGACGGACTTTATGGAGGTGAAATTATGTCTCGTTGGATTGGTGACTAATTGGATTAACGTTGGTGATATTTGGTAATAAGGAGAGCAAGGAATGAATGCTAAATTTGTAGTCAAAACTTTGTGGAGTTGGTGTAAACGTCATTCAACAAGGTTGTTGGCTGGAGGAGCTATTTTAGCAGAAGCATGGGGTTTTTACTTTATGCATAGAGAAGCTCCAGTTGTTAAGGAACGACTAGATAATCTCGATCCTGATGCAAAATGGTATGAAAAGGTCAAGACAAGTGTACCCGTATATTTACCAGCAATCGGTATGTTTATCGTGTCATCGGCATGTATTGTCGGAGGCTGTATTGCAGGGGAAGCCAAGACGGCAATGATGGCAGGATTATATTCCGCATCAGCAGCAGAACTTCAAAAGTATAAAGACAAGATGATCGAAACTGTAGGTGAAGACAAAGCTCAAGAAATCCATAATGATATTGCAAGAGATCTTGAAAAGAAATCTCCGTCTTCATTTGACGAATCGATGATTGAGTATACGAATCATGGAGGTCAATTGTTCTATGATCCGAATACGGCAAGGTTCTTTACTTCGACTGAGAGTTATATTTTGAAGTGTGTTGAGAAGATTAACAGCAAGATTTATGGTGTAGACATGTGGGTAAGTGTTAACGAGTTTTACGATGAACTTGGGATTACTCACGCTAAGTTGGCCGATCCATTTGGTTGGAATATAGACCATAAATTGGATGTATCTTTCGCACCTGCCAAGACTGATGATGGAAGATATTATGGAGTTCTTGTCTATTTCAACGAGCCGAGACTCTATAATGGAGAACTTCCGAAAAATATTAACGATTAATCTCATAGGGGCTACTTAAATGTAGCTCCTTATATTTTTGAGGAGGAAACTGGTATGAAGAAGATAATCATTTCTGTTCTTTTGGCAATCTTTGTGTCTTTGCTTGTAATCGATCTCCTTAATCCTACTTATGGATTCTTTGCGAAAGTGGACGCAGGCTATGCAGGGGTAGTAGATTACTTCGGAGATGTTAAAGATACACCTCTCAAACCTGGTTTTCACGTTACAAGATATTTCGAGCATGTGCATCCTGTAAGTATTAGAACTCAAAAGACGACATATATCATTGAGGCATTCTCGTCTGATATTCAGCAGGTAGTCATGACTGTATCGGTCAATGCAAACGTATCGGAGGAGAGCGCTGGTATTCTCTACAAAAGGGTTGGCATGCATTACCAGGACACCCTTATCGAGCCAAAGCTTCAAGAAAATGCCAAAGTCGTGGTAAGTAAGTATACAGCGGAAGCATTGATCGAGAATCGTGAAATCTTGTCCAGAGAGATTCTTGAAAAGATGCAGGATGACATCTCTCCTTATGGGATTAAGGTCACTGATGTTTCCATTGAAAATCTTGATTTCACTGATGCTTTTGAAGCGGCTGTGGAAGCAAAGCAAGTAGCTACTCAGGAGAAGCAAAAGGCTAAGACACAGGAAGAACAGAAGACGATGGAAGCTCAGCAAGCAGCCGAACGAGAAAAGATCAAGGCTGAGACAGAGGCATCTGTTCGCAAGATTCAAGCAGATTCTGAAGCTTATGCGATCCAGGCAAAGGCAGAAGCTAATGCTCAGGCAAATATGAAGATATCTGAAAGCCTCACCCAGGAGCTCATTGACTACACCAAAGCTCAGACATGGGACGGCAAGCTTCCGACGACTTATGTTGGCAATGATGGCTCAATTCCGATTATTCAGTCAACTCAAGAGCACCAGACTACAGATCCAATATTTGAAGAATTCTCTAAATAATTGGAGGATCAATTATGGTCATCACAAAGAAAACCATAAGTCTTGCCTTAAGTCTTGTTTCGATACTCGGCGTAGGCATGACAAGTATTCTTTCGATCAAAGGTCACGAAAAGGCATCTGCTGAAACTGATGAAAAAGCCAAGATAAAGCATTATATTCCTCCAATTGTAAGTGGAGTTGTCACAAGTGCATGTATTCTTGGGGCTTACGGAGCATCAGCAAGTGAGATTGCAACTCTTACAGCGGCTTGCAGTTGTCTTACAGCTAATAAAAGTAAAATAGAACAAGTGATAAGTGATAAGTTGGGACCTGAAGAACTCAAAGATATTAAAAAGCAAGCACTTCCGGTAGTTCCAGTTCAAAGGACTGTAGAAGACACTGGATATGGAAGTCTGCTTTGCTTTGAAGAGTATTCTGCAAGATTTTTCTATTCTTCAATGGAAGCAGTAGAAGACGCAGAAAAGAAGTTGAGTTCTCGATATAGGAATGGTCATAGGATAAGTCTTAATGATTTTTATGATTACTTAGGCATACAGAGGACTACCTTTGGTAATAATTGGGGATGGGTTCCAGATCCAAGTACATTCAATCCAAGATATTACGACGATAATCCACTATGCTTTGATGATCAGATTGTAGAAGATTCTATTACAAAGAAAGCGGTAAGACTTATCACTTTCTATAACTTCCCAACAAGTAATTGGATGTACGACGAATAAGGAGTGATATTCATGTGGAGTAAAGGTGCTGTTGTGATCAAGAAACATGGTGACCAAAAGATAGCCGATGCTATTGCAGACGGAATGACTCTTCAATTGGTATCTGCTGATGAATTCGAAGACATGAAGCGAGAAAACTTCTTTCTTAAAAAGAAGAACGAAGCCAGTATCCAAAAAGCCATTGATGATGCACAACTTCAGTATGGCTATAATTGGGTTCCTCCAAAATGGGCTAATAAACTTGTTGGAGGAATTGCGTTAATCGTTTATGGCTTTTCCATATTCGTCGATAAATGCAGAAAACTGATAATCAGAGATTGGTAATCACAATGAAAAAGAAACACTGTTATATTTGCAACCGCGAAGTGGTTCCGGCATTTAAGTTCGGAGCCACTTTCTATACTCGAAAAAAGAAGCTAATTGGTAATGGGTACAAAATAGTGTCTCAATACAAACGGCTATATTTGTGTAGCAAATGCATTGAGACAGCAAAGGCTCTCATAAGTCACAATATCGCGGTCAAAACAAGCGACATAATAGACGAATAAACTTTCGTCATATATTTTTTGTAAGGAGGAGACTAAAATGGCTGACACTAAGAACGACGTCAAGAAGGATTCCAAGGAGAAGAAAGGGTTTCTGAAGAAGACCGCTAAAGCAGCAAGTAGCGCAAGCGGCTGGGTCGTAGATAAGATCGTAAAGTATCCTAAGATGGCAGCGACTTTGCTGTTTGGTGTAGGTACGGCGGTTGGTTTTGCCGCCAGGATCATTTACGAAGGCGTTATGGCTGATGCATCGTCTGTCGAGAACAATGTGATTGAGACTGAATTCGTTCCTACCGATGATGAAGTAGAGCAGACCGAAAATACTGTGACAGAAGATTAAATTGTAGTTTGGTGGGAGATGGATTTAGTGATTCAACTCCCACTTATTTTTTCTGATTATTGAGGTGAACTCAATGAAGAATCCGTTTGACTCTTTGACTAAGAAGTTTGCTAAGACAGCTTCAGTCGAGGTTAAAAAGGAAGTCAAGAAAACAGTAATTGACTTACTTCCAGGAATTTTGACAATAGCCGGAACAATAATCGGCCTCGTTATATTTCATAATGTTCATGATTCATATGACGATGAGCCTTGTTGCTTTCCAGCTCACAGCTCAACAACAATAACAACCAACAACTATTTCTTTCAGGATCTTTCAGAGGATATGATCAAAAAGATAATCGATGATGAATGAGGAGGGCTCTGCCAAATGGATGGTAATGAAAAGCTCAAGATTGTAAAGACTGTCGTCAAGTTTGTGGCGGCTGGTCTTGTAGAGCTTTTTACCGGAGCTGCTGTTGCAAATCTGGTAGATGGAGTAGATGGCGGTAAATTACCTAAAATTGGTGCGAAAGTAGGAGGTGCCTTAGTCGGACTAATGGTTGGTGATCAAGTAGGCGACTATCTCTGTGATGGGATAGACAGTATGCTTGAAGATATCGACGATCTTAAGAACGCTATTGAGGAAGAATAATAAAGATAACTAATTAGAGTGCTGAAAGGGGAATAAAAATGGAAATTATTAAGAAGATCGACGTTACTCTTACTGACGAATTCATGTCTACTATTGCGTGTTTGGCAGGTACTATTATCGAAGATGATCAAGAGATGCGGATGATGGCTGTCCATCTTCTCATCGAAAGCATCATCAAATACAACATTGATTCAGAGTCTGCCGGTATTCTCCTGGAAGCTGCATCGGCTGCATGTTGCGGTGGTGAGACAGAAGAAAAACGTAAAAATGCAGCATCAAACGTTATTGTAAAGACCTTAACTCCTAAGATTAAAAACCTGATTAATAATGGCACAAGAGAGGAGGGAGAGGCATTTGCTAATAAGCTCAAAGAAAAAATTAGCATAGTAAATGCTTCACCCGACGTCGATAAAACATTCGAAGATATTATGAATTCTTATTCGGTAAGCATCATCGAAGATGATTAAAAAGGAAACTATTGTTGCCGTGTGTTTTAATGCATGCGGCAACACTTAACTATATTTATATCGGAGGTGATTTGGGTTGGAAGACCAGAACAAGGAAGAATTATATCCTGGTAATTCTTACAGTGTCCAAAAACAGCCTTTAACAAAGCGATCTGAATCAGAAAAGAAAGAGCGAAGACAGAAACCTATTGCTCAAGCTAAAGAAAAGAAGAGGACCTTTGGTCAAAAATTTGCTGATAGATTTTTGTCTATAACAAAGGACGAAATACAGAATCGCTTGATTGATGAATGGTTATTTCCAGGAATTTGTAATGCCATAGAAGATCTCGTTCACTTTATATTGTTTCAAGATCGTATTCGTCCTGGCTCCAGGCGTGATCGTGATGACGGTCGCATGAGGAGAATCGATTATAATGGTCGTTATGACGAATCTCGAAGAGAGCCATATTTAAATCGAAGGACCAGACAACCGGAACTTGTATTTGATACACGAGACGAAGCAAACGAAGTCCTGGAGACTCTATACGAGTATCTTGACGATTATAGAAAGGTTACTGTGAAAGACCTTTACACGCTTGCTGACATGCCTACAGATTTTACGATGACAAATTGGGGATGGTACGATCTGTCAGACGCAATTGTTTTGAGATGTGATGAAGGTTTCTTACTTAGAATGCCAAAAATTCAAGAAATAAGGAGATAATAAAATGCTTAATCGTATGTCTGAAAAAGAAATTGAACTCGCAAATGATAATATTTACAAATTTGCACGGTGTATAGGAGCTACCGTTGAGAAAGAACTAAACAGTATAGATGATCTTTGTGAAGTTACCATCAAAATGCCTTTCGACTACCTCTCCAGGTTTGGAATCAACATTCCTAGTCAAGAGCGAATGTCCGAAAAGAGAATTAAATCGAGCTTCGAAGTCAAAGATGTTCGCGTCTATGGTGATCGTGTCGTGGTAATGTATTTTACTGACGGCACATATACCAAAGCGTGTTGTACAAAGAATGATGCTGAAGATGGAAAGTTTGACATCGACATGGGCATCCTCATTTGCTTAGCTCGAAAAATGCTTGGTGATGATGGTAATAACCGAAAACTCAAAAAGACGATTCGTTATATTCGTAAACTCATGAATGATAATGAAAAAGATCGAAGGAAGATTGAGGCAGAAAACAAAAAGAAGGAACAGGATAGGATCATAAAGAATCTAAAGGCAGCCGAAGAGATTGCCAATGAGCGAAATAAGGACATTGATGATATTAAGAAAGCTATTATCGAAGCTCTGAAATACGTCAATGCATCTTCAAAAGATCCGATTCACGTAAATCCGGAGGATAACCATTCATGAATAGAGGCGGAAAAATCGTAACACCTATTCGAGAGGCCATGACCGATGATGGCATCGATGGAGTGATATTTCATTGCAAAAACCGAAATGACGCTGAAAAAGTAAGGATCTCCTCAATAATCGTAAAGCACCGAAACGCATATGACTTCAAGACGCATAGAATAGGCGCTGATCTTATCGTACATAAGCCCGAAGTAGATATTTTTGAAAATCCAACATATATTGATGCTGATATCGCATATGAAAAGTGATCGCGGTCAAAACAAGTTTGTTGGTGATAAAGGGCTCTAAATACAGGGCTCTTTATTTTTCTTTATAGGGAATGGACCAAATAAAAATCAGGAGGCAGGATTATGAAATTCCCAATCAAGATCAAAATTCCACCTAAACTCACAAACTTCTACATCAAAGCAATGACAAAAGTGAAGCATAAGTCACCAGAGATTTGTCTTGGAATTGGAATCGTAACCGGGGTTGGTGCTGTCATTCTTGTCGGTATAAAGACCTGGAAGAATAAGGATTTGCTCATGGATGATGCAGCAGAAATTGTAAGACTTACTGACTACGATCCGGAAAATGATAACGATCCTAATAATCCTCTTTTAACTGAAGAAGAACGAATCATTGATCTTAAGAAAGCTAAGAAAGAAATGCGGATGGATATCGTAAAGACGTATTGGATTCCAGTTGTATTGACTATAAGCTCTATCAGCTTTACAATTGGTGGATATCGAATTCTTCGCAAAGAACTTGCCACGATGACTGCTGCATACGCTCTGTTGCTCGATTCTTATAAGCGTTATATTCAGAATGATATTAATCGCAACGGCATCGAGAGTTATCAGGACAACATGCATGGCATCAAGATGGTTGACACAATTGATGAGGAAACCGGAGAAGTCGTACAAAAAGCCATTGTGCAAAGGGAACTCAATTGTTCACGATATGCTCGCTGGTTTGATGAGGGTAATTATGACAGTGCTATTTGTAAGTGGATTTGGCGTAATCCTAATTGGCATCACAACAAAATTGAGTGCGCTCGTCGTGTCAAGATGATTCAAAGTTCTCTTAATGACACCCTTCATATGCGTGGATGGATGAAGCTCAACGAAGCTTACATGGCTTTCGGACTTCCTTGCAGTGAGGAAGGTGAACATGTTGGTTGGGTCCTTGGCTCTGGCCATGATGACTTTATCGATGTTGCCGTGTTCCCCGATTTCCAGAACGGTCGTCATCAGCTTCCTATTAATAAGAAGTTCCTTGATGAGCGAGATCCACAGAACAATTGCTTGCTCGACTTCAACGTCGATGGCTGCATCGATTACATCTTCAAAGATATTCTCGAATACGACAATCGGAGCTATATCAGTTATGACAAGCGTAAGGCTCTACAGTGATATTTTGTGAAACGGAGGGTGTCGGATAAGTGAATACTAAGATTATTTATGGCGTTTCAGGTCTCTTAATCGGTAGTTTTCTTGGTGGAGGTACCATATCATTTGTTGCCACAAGAAGCCTTAGAAAGCGTATTAAAGAGCTTGAAATTCAGAACGAAGATCTGATCGCCGAGAATCATAAAATCGCTCAGAGGGGCCTTAGAAGCCGCGAGAAGGGCCTTAAAACACAATCTTTACCAGAAGTTAAAAAAGACGACACAATTAAGACTGAGGAAAAGGCTAAGAGTCGTCTTGAAAGCGAGCTTGAGCTACAGGAGAAGCAGGTAAAAACCGACTATGCAAAGCTCAGCAAAGAGTATGGAAGTGAGTCATTTGATGAGCATTTTGCCGATAGGGTTGGGCCTACTGATGAAGATGATCAGGAAGAAGATGGCGAAGAAGACGATGATTCTGACGACGACCTAATCGACGATGACGAAGATGTTGTCGATGACACTTATAGAATCGTTGAATACACTGGAGATCCAAATGGAAGCATACATCAAATCACTTCTCAGGAATTCAGGGATGACATTAACTACAGAGATAACGACACTTTCATCTATTATCAGGAAGATGATGTTCTGACTGATTCCAAAAACAATGTAATTCAGGATCATGAAAAGATAATTGGTTCTGAATGTATGGGAATCATTTGCGATACAGAAGAGGATTTCATCTATCTTGAAAATGAAATAGAGGATAAAATCTACGAGATAATCGTCAACCATAATGACAGCTTGTTCCGTGATATTATGGGCAATCCAATTTATTATGATGATAAAGATACAGAAGATGAGGTGGTCTAACGTGATCGCGCTGATTATTGTAGTAGTCTTCATTATTTTTGTACTAGCAACCATGTGATTCACAATCAATTCGCATTTGAAACACGTTCTTTAGTAGAAAGGAGATGGTTGCTATGAAGAAGGTTCTTTAACTAGAAATGTTGAATAGTAACTGGTGTCCATAATGCAAGTAAGGAAGGGTCTAAACAACTCTTCCTTATATTTTTACCTTATCACTAGAACGACCAATGTAATTAAAGGAGGAAACTGGTATGAACATTAACTTTGGCGGGATTATGAATGGAATATTTGGAAGGATCGATCCTGATATGTGCAGACTTACCATGAGTGGTAAGATTGCCATTTACACTTCCAACGGTTACAAGGCGTATGATATTAAGAAAAATCGATTGACCAACTGCGACAGTTTTGTTTTCAACGTTGGTCAGGACATGTTCTTTGTCATTCCCACAAACCATGTCGTTCGCGGCGATATTATTCTTGTGAATGGCAAGCCTCGTGTTGTCCTGGAAGTTGGTAAGAATGAGATCAAGACCTTCTGCTATGAGGACAGTACCATCTCCACAATCGTCCCTGAGCATCATATTTTCATGGGGAAGCAATATTTCTATGGCAAAATCGTTTCCATGTTCGGTAATCTCGATGGTGGTAAGTCAAAGGGTATGGACCGCATTGTCAAATACATGATGATGAGCGAAATGATGCGAGGAAATGGTTTTGATCCCAGAATCAGGGAAACTGGCGGCATGGAAAATATTCTTCCCATGATGTTCATGATGTCTGGTGGGAACTTCTTCGACGGAATGTTCGACTTCGATTCTGATGACGATGACGAAGAGGAAGAAGAGGACGAGAGTGATGAATAATATAGATAAAATAGGAAACGTTTGTGTGTTTTGTGGAGCAGCTACAGTACCATCATTTGAATTATGCGGTAGTCCTATACAAGGAAGGAGACCTAGATTCTTTATGACTTGTATAGAATGTGGTTACCGCTCTCCAAACGTTCCTTTTTCAAAAGAACTTATAAATAGACAGGCTTTAATTGATGCAGTAAACAAATACATCGAAGACTGTGACTATGATTATAACTATAGCATGTATGCAGACGATGACGAAGAGGAAGAAAAGGACGAGAGTGAGGAATAGAAATGTTTCTCTTGCCTAAGCGATCGACTTATATTGCTCCTTGTCCATTTTGTAATTCTGAAGGAGTAATAAGATGTGTTGGGGGAAGACTTTATATTAACCCCTATCATACGAAGCGTTGCGTAGCAAAACCTGACACATGGTTATATGCAGACTATCCGATATGGCAACAAATAAGAATGTGGAATAAAAGTGTTGAAAAGACTAAGGAGGGCGTACTTAAATGAATACTATCTTGATCGAGAACATGATAATGAACAATGGCTATAAGATCACTCAGTTCAATGCTGATATCATCGTTAGAAAACGTGGTTCTTATTATAAGAATCGCTATACTTGGGAAGAAAATGATAATCCGGATGAAGAATATAATCGTAACCCTCGTGAAAGAGTAACCCGCAGGATTACTATGACCCTAGAATTGGAAAATGAAACAGTCACCTTCTTTGAAGACTATTACGAAGAAGATAGATATTCTGACACGCTGACAACGATCGGAGAAATCATGCAAAAGGTTGCAATGCGAAATAAGGAGGGTAAGTAGCAATGGGTGGAGGATGCTGGACGAAAGCTTCTTATGATGCTTCTATCTCGAGCCGAGGATTCAAAAACAAGAGTGATATTTCCAAATCGAATGTTCAGGCGTTCTATAAGTCAACAACAATTCAACCAGAACTCAATCCATATAAAGTTATCCGAGAATGCAGGGACAGCGAAGAGCATCCTGAGACTCTTCCAATTATATTAGCTCTTGATGTCACCGGCTCTATGGGATCGGCTGCTAAAGCTTGTGCAGAGAAGCTTGACGAAATCATGGAAGAACTCTATAAGACAGTCAAAGATGTTGAGTTCCTTATGATGGGTATCGGTGACATGGCATTTGATGAAGCTCCGGTCCAAGCTTCTCAGTTTGAGAGTGATATTCGCATTCTTGATCAAACCTCCAAGATTTGGTTTGAAGGTGGTGGAGGACCAAACAAGTGGGAATCATATACGGCTGCCTGGTATTTTGCTCTCTATCATACCAATCTTGATTGCTGGAAGAGAGATAAGAAAGGAATCGTTATCACAATGGGCGATGAAATGCTGAATCCTTATCTCAAGGTAGAACATGTGAACAAAGTGTTCGGAGATACAAATCAGCAGCAAAACCTTGACGATTATATTGAGAGCAAGAAGTTATATCCTCTCGTGTCTGAAAAATATGACGTATTCCATATCGGAATTGATGATCCACATAGCACATTCTGGTACAACAAAGATGATATTCACGATACCTGGCAAAGGCTTCTTGGTAAAAACTATCTTGAGGGGAGTAGTAAAGATCTTCCTCAATTGATCTCTGCAATTGTCAATAAAGCAAGATCAAATAGTGTTGCTGAGTCGACAGGAGTAACCGTTGGTGCTAATGGTATTAGATGGTGATATTTTAGACTTGAGAAGGGGATGGTGTAAACTATCCTCTTCTTTTTATAAGGAGGAGTTGGATATGAACTTGGTCATTGCAGGACGTGGAAAAGGAAAAACGACTGAACTAATACGGCTTTCCAATGGGCTGAATAAACCGATTGTCGTAAGCGGATATTCAAAAGTGACACACATAAAGAAAATGGCAAAAGAAATGGGTCTTGAAATCCCAGAGCCATTGACTGTTTCAGAATGGTTGAGTCATAAAAGTGTTAGGGGAATCAATCAATCCTGTCTAGTTGACGATCTTGATATTGTACTTCATGATCTCGGTCTTAATGTTGAATACGCCTCTATAGACACACCTTGCACAATTTTAGAAAATTCTGAAAAACCATGGTAAGGAGTGATATTATGGCTTTTGGGCTTAGAGTTAAAGATGTAGAGAACAGATTAAACGAAATAGACTATGCGCTTGACGATCTTAGAGTCGATATTGACCGTGCTGAGAATAATTCAGAACATGAAACTACAGTTCAACTTGAAAGCCTAATCAGGTATAAATCTCTGATTAAGGGGTATAAAGCTCAATTGGAGAGCCTTTTAGTTCCAGATTATGTGACTAAAGATATTCACAGCGAAACAGTTTATAAAACTAATGACGGGAGGATTATTAAGTATGCTAAAAATTGACATTGAGAAGAAGCATGGGGTCATAGGCTATTATACAAGAATGGCTAAAGATGTTTTGGCGGATTCTACTATTCTCTCAGATCATTATGTAAGAATAGGAAAAACAGAAGAAGAATATGGACGTGTCGATAATGCTGAGTGGTTATGTGAGATTCATATCAACTCTATTGAGCAAGCTCTTGATTATGCCGCGATTTTTCAAAAGATTGCTAATAGAATGAGAGAAGAAAAAGGAGAACAATAATGGATAAGCAAGTCAAAGTAGTTATCGGAGCAAATTATGGGGACGAGTGTAAAGGTCTCGTCTCCTATTGCTTAGCTAAAGAGGCCAACGCACAAGGAAGAAAGATATTAACGGTTCTTTTTAATGGCGGCGCACAAAGAGCTCATACCGCTGATGGCAAGATATTCCACTGTACTGGAACCGGAGCTGCCGTTGGATCTGATACTTACTATGATCAGAAATTCATGGTAGATCCGGTAGCTCTTTGGCTTGATAAGGCTAAGGTATACATCAATCCTTATTGCAGAGTTGTCCTTCCGTGTGATATAACGAATAATCAGCAAAGAGAACTTCGTTTAAGAAATAGCAGCTCTGGACATGGAACCTGTGGAATGGGGATATTTGAGGCATGTAAAAGGAGTAAGATCGAAAAGTATTGCGTATATGCTAAAGAGCTATTTATGGGATGGCGGCAACTCTATGATAAGCTCATAGAAATTGAAAAGGAGTATGGGTATCCTAGAGATCTTGTATACAACAATGATAATTTCATGAGAGCTGTAAAGTATGTAACGGACAAGTGCTCTATTTGTGATCTCGATGAACTGAAATACAAATATGATACGATTATATTTGAAGGTGGTCAGGGTCTAATGCTCGACCAGGATAATACTGGTGACTTTCCTTATCTTACTCCATCTTCAACCGGTGTTCAAAACATTACTCAACGATTATTGGATCTCGAAGTTAATCCAGAATTATATTATGTGTCCAGATCATATTTAACAAGGCATGGTAAAGGTCCTTTGCCGAGGGAATGCGAAAAGAGTGATATTAATCCAGAAATCGTTGACGAAACAAATAAACCTAATCCATGGCAAGAAGAGATACGGTATGGATTTTTGGATAACGAAGCCATGCTTAAAAGGGTGTGGAAAAATGCATGCCCGATAGGTGGCGCTAAGATAAATCTTGTCTACACTCATCTTAACTACACTAACGATAAACTTGCAGTGGGAAGAAACAGCTTTGAAACGATCAAGAAACCTAGCTTTGTGAATCATGTTTATGGTTCGGATAGTAAAGATGCTATGGGAGTGATATTGTAGTGTTTAAAAGATTAAAAAGACTTCTAAATGCCGAAAAAGAAGTAGAAGAATTAAAGAAGCAAATAAGCGGTCTTAAAGCAAAGAACGACATGCTTAGCAATGAAAAGTATGCAATGGCTGATAAGTATGTTAATGAATACAAGGAATACCAGAATACAATAACCAAATTAAACGACAAGATAGAAGAGCTAGAAAAAGAAAGGGATATTCTATACGAACACTTTGACTTGAACGAGGAGCCATCTCAAGAGATTAAGACAAAAGTACGAATAGATAAAAGAGTATACGAGCTTGAAGTGGAAAATGCAGAATTGAAAGCCAGAGTTCATTACGCCGATATTCTTTCTCTTGGAATGACTTTCGAAAGGCAGAGAATATATTTGCAACAATCCGCTATGAATAATTATCGCTTGTATCCATAAAGTAAGGAGGATTAATAAAATGGCCAGACCTTGTAATAAGGACTATTATATTAAGCAAAGGGCAGTTAAGAAAGAAAAGATGACGTTAGAAGCATTCAGGGACTGGGAAAACAAGACTTGCAAGAATTGTCCGCATCACTTAGTGCTATGCACAAAGGATGACTTATATTTGAAAATAGCAGCGAAGAAGGTGACTGACAATGGATAACGGTAAAGAAGTAAGGCAACGAACACTAAATAATGGAGAAACAATAACGCAGAGACTTCTTCGAATAGAACCGGGTTTTGCTATATGGGCACCAGAGAGGTCATGCTGCTTTTGCAAGAACTGTAGCGACTATGTATGGGACTACACAAATGGACCTTATATGTTCTTTTGTGATATTGCGAATGACGGCAAGGACCGTGATCAAATAACTCTTACTGAAAAAGGATGTATAGGCAAATGCGAGTTCTTTGAAGAGGATGATAAAGTAGAAGAGAACAATAAAGAAATAGTGGAATCAGAGAAAAGAATCAATGAGATGCGATCAGATCCCAATATGAAGCCTTTACTCGATGACTTCTCAAAAGCTTTTGGAGAATACGTGGTCGATCGGCTACTTTACGGAGATATTATCGCTGAAAAGAATTTCAAAGAGAAGATGGATAAGTATGTGAAGGAGAAAGACAATAAAGATGAAAATGCATAGAATGGACTCTTTAGATAAAATAATCATTTCGATTTTCGTGACAGTAGGAGTGATATTTGTTTTGGCGATAGTATCCGCTATTGGTCTTACTATTCAAGAAACAAAGCACTATAATAATGGAGTTTGCATAGAATGTGGAGGAAGATATTCCTTTTACCAAGCAATAGGACATAAAGATTGTACTACATATTTGTATAGATGCAATAAATGCGGAGATATGGTAGAAATGCAGAAAATAATGTAAGAACAGTTAATTGATAAGGGAGTGATATTCATAGAATACGTATTAAAGGATTGGAAGAAAGGTATTCATATAAGCAATCTTAAGAAAGTAGGTGTGAAAAAGGAAATGAAAGCTAAGGAATACTTTGCAAAATTCGGAAAAGCGGTTTATGAAGAAGCTATCGCCTGGTCGGAATCAAAGGAAGAAGATACTGGAGAACAGTCAGCTCTGCGTGATCTGTTCTTCGCCTTTACAAAAGAGTGCCGTGATATTTTAGCATCCAGGCATACGAAAAAGGATGAAGCGGTATATGCAGTGATACGTGAACAAAACCAAAAGTGGAATGTCCTTTGCAGGCTATTTAAAGAAGAATATGGACAGGATATTCTTAAAGAGAATGCTGTTCTTGACTTCTTTGTTGAGAAGATCCCTGAGCTTAGGATTGTTATGGAGAGAAGCAAAGCTAAGAAGCTTGGAGTGAGAGTATGATATTCAGAAAGCCCAGAGTTCATTACTATGACTTTGAAATGAACGGCAAAACAGAAAAGGTCGAATATTATATTACAAGATTTATAAGACCTTTAAGCAATAAGCTGATCGAGGGATATTGGGCCCATAACGAAACAGTTATTAGATCATATTGGGGTTGCGATGGTCCTAAAAGATTTAAGCAAATAGAGAAAGTAATGATAAGACTTAAATTCGGACAAAAACATAAGATGTGTAAAAAATTACTGTACGTCTATTCTGGGCATATGGTAAGCGCTGTTTTAAGAAACAAATAATAAGGAGTGATATTTATGACAGAAAACGAGAACAAGAATGAACTCAACAACTTTGAAAAACTCTTTGATGAAGAGATGATGAGGGTCGACAAGAAAGCTATGACAAATACGGCTGAGTCGTTATATTCTTTCTATGAGTCACTTATTGGCGCTGGATTTGGGTCAGATCAAGCATTTGCACTCGTAACTTCAGTGGTTCTGTCCACAGTTGGAGGAATCAGGAGCAAGTGAAAAAGAAGACTGATGATTATGAGACTGCATGGCTTTGCAATGGCAAAGATCCAAAGTGCGCTGGTAAGGTAGGATGCTATTACAATCTATATAACGGAAGAAGAGGCGCATGCTCGCATACGACCGATAATCGATATGCGCTTCATAAGAGATTAGATCCTAAGAAGAATCCTGAGATGTTTGACAAATTCAAACTTCCGGATCAGACAAGATATTATGAAAGGGAGAAACCAAAATGAGTGAAAAGTATAATGAATACTTGAAGAATCATATAGAAGGCGTGAAGAAAGCCTACATATGGCTGGAAGACCACTTTGAAGATATTCCCAGAAACATGGGAACTCACGCGATTTGGATGATCGCCGATCACGATGCTTCGAAGTATGGACCGGAAGAGTATGATGCCTATGACGAATACTTTTATGGTAAAAACAAGTCATACAAGGTCGTAAGTGACTTTAACTACGCCTGGCTTCATCATATTCATCACAATCCTCATCACTGGCAGTATTGGGTGCTCAAGCATGACGACGAGCCTGAAGAGGCGCTTGAGATGCCATACTGGTATGTAATTGAGATGATCTGCGATTGGTGGAGCTTCTCATTTAATAAGGGCAATCTTATGGAGATATTTGATTGGTACGAAAAGCATAAGGACATGGTGCTCCATGAGAAGACCCGGAAACTTGTTGAAGATATTCTTGATAGGATTAAGAAAGAATTAGAAAAAGAAAAGGAGGAGAGTGAAGAAAATGAAGTACCCGATAAGCTTTGAAATTGATATTAACGAAAAAATGGTTCGTGACAATGTTGCAAAAGAAGCAAAGGAAGTGCTTATAAGGAAGATAGTCAATGACGCCGAGGCTATTATATTTACACACAAATCAAGTTTGTATCATCCTTATGGATACGGACTCAGTAAAATTGAAAATCCAGACGAACGAAATGGAATTAGCGAAGAAATAAAATCAGAAATTGTCAACTTCATGGAAAATAATAAAGAAGTGATAATTGAAAAAGCAGCTGAAAATCTTGCAAAACGCCTTGCTATGTCTAAACAAGGGAAGGAGCTTTTAAATGGGCTTAGTTCGAAAATGCGATCGATGTCTTAAACAAATAGATCCGTATAGTGGAATAGGATATTTTAAACATAAAATTCTGTATTCTGAAGTTGTGATCGATCATTTAATGGATTTTGATCATATAGTATTAAAAGATTATGACCTTTGTCCGGAATGTAGTAAAGAGCTAATAAAATTCTTAAATGCAAACGAGAAAAATGATGGTAAGACTAAACAGAAGTGATATTCTCGCGGTTAAAACAAGTAGTGTAATGATGAGAGGAGGTGAGACTATGGTAGGTAAGCTCGTTCAGATCGGTAAGCTTGCCCTGGGTATTGCTGCGGCTGGCATCGGAGTTGTGTGCACTTTGATGGGAGCCTCTATGGCAATCACCAATATGGGTGATAGTGAAACCGGTTCGACCGAAAAGGCTACTGGTTCCGAAGAGTGACCAGTTCCCTTATCAAGAGAGTGAGAGTTCTTTTACAGGGCTCTTACTCTTTTTGCTTTCATTGGACTAATTATATTCAGGAGGTAATCAATAATGTCTACTGCTGTCGAGACCAACAAGATGTATGCCATGAAAGTTGAGTGTGAATTCATCGACAATAAAGATTCTAGCTTGTTTCCTTTCCCTCTGTCCTCGACCTTTGGTATCGCCACCACCAAGGAAGATGCCAAACGGATGATCAAAGAAATGGCAGATGACCTGGTCAAGTCCTGCACTGAGAGCGGGGAGAAAACCAGAGTCGAAGACAAGCAAGACGGATGGGTCGTTAAGGTTGAAGTCTATGATATTAAGGACGACAGTTTAAATGGCCTTTGCGATAGGGTAGTGCTTAAATTCGGTTGCCTTGAGTATGAGCCGAACGTTATCGATGATCCTGAAGATATTACGAAATACGCACAGGTCGAGCAGGAAAATGATACGGGGGAAGAGTCCTAGTGACTCCTCCTCTTATATTTTGAACCGAAGATAAGAATAAGCTGGAGGGCAATACAATGAGTACCAATGAGATATGTAAGTATCAAATTAAGGACATGTTCAAACCATATATGATCACCAAAAAGGAACAAAAAGAATTGGTTGACCGATATTTTAATGGAGAATACGGTCTTCGTGATAGAATTATTGCAAGCTATATACCTTTGGTGATCGGCGTAATTAACAAGAAATTCATGTATGTAGATGAGCGATACGCTGACGATTGCTTTTCTCTGGGATGTATAGGACTTGTAAAAGCTTTCGATACCTTTAAGAACGATAAAGGAGCAAGCTTTTCTACGTATGCCTATACTTGCATCTGGAATTCCATCGCGCACTTCTTTAGGAAGATCAAAAGGACTCCGATTACGGTGTCCCTTGATGCCCCTTTAGCTTCTGAAGATTGTAGCGAAGAACTATGCGTAAAAGATATTATCGAGGATGATCACGAAGAATCTCAACCAGAAAATGTTTTATTTGATTCTTGTTTCATAAGCGAAGTCGAATCTAAACTCAATCTTCTTAAAGAAGTAGAACGTGAAGTAATTAAAATCAGATATTTCAATGAGAAATGCTATAACCAAGAAGAAACAGCCAGAATTTTGGAGATGTCACAAGCAGGAGTATCAAGAGCAGAAAAAAGAGGCATAACTAAGATTAAGGAGGCTTTGTTTTCATGAATACGATTGATGTTAGTGAGATGCTTGATATTATTGAGAAAGAACTTCATATAAGGGAAAAATTACTTAGGCTTAAAGAATTATATTCTAAAGGAGCACAGAATACTAACGCCTGGAGTCTTGAGTGTGATCTTCGAGATAGAATCTGGTATTGCAAAACATGTTACGAAGAGAAAGTCTACGAAGAAATCAATAAGATGTATGAGGAAATATTTCCTTTAAGGTGTCCTAAGGAAGGTTCTTTTATTGGGTATAAGAAGGCTCTTATATTTCCAACTCCATATTCAACTGCAGAAGCTCTGGTTACTCTCGAAATACCAGAGGATGCTAAAAGGTCCAGTGCATTTGAAGGGAAATGCAGGTGCAGCAAAGCGAAGGTGCTGTCAATCGAAAATATTCACGTTGAAGGACTTTCTCATGACTATGCATATTCGGCATATGTGGATAAGCATAGACTATGCTTCGATAAACAAGAGCCCGATTACTACGTAGGCGATATGGTTTATCCAGATTCCTTCGATGAATTCAGATGGAATGAATGTTCCAACGGTATTCATTTCTTCATGACAAAAGAAGAAGCTTTGGAGTATAAGATTTGAGTGATATTCTGAAAGGAGTGAGTATATGGAGTTCTCGATCAGTGATATCTTTGTGGAGAATCCAGGGTCCATACATTGTAGGTATAAGGATGAGAAGGACATATTCAAGTACGTGCAGTCAAAGGTAGAAGTCATTAGAAAGTTTGTAAATGAGCTTAATGAAGAGTATATTGACATTGTATATGCAATATACCCCATAGAATTTGCTGCTAACCAATTGCTAAAATATGCTAATGTGCTCAGTTGGGAACACTTCGAGTATGTACTTCAAAGCTTTGAAGAGATTTTCCCGATGCGATGCCCGAAGGAAGGCTCGTTTGTCGCTTACAAATCTGCCGAGGTATGGGAGGTAGGAGGAAAAATACCTTTAGATGTTTTGGTCACGTTGGAAGTACCAGAAGATGCCAAAAGGTCGAGCGCTTTCACTAACAAATGCCGATGCAGTAAGGCGAGAGTGCTGTCCATTAATGGTTTGAGATACCCTAACACGAGAAGTAAGTACGATCAAGCTTATTCGAACTATCATTTACATCTAAAGTATAAGAAAGGAGAAATGATATATCCTGACAAGTTTGACGAGAATAGATGGAATGAATGCTCAAATGGTATTCATTTCTTTATGACAAAAGAAGAGGCGATACAATACGCCAATCGACGGAAACCATTCACAAGACAACTAATTAAAGCACAATCTGAAATCGATAATGCCAGAGAGGAGAACAAGCAATAATGAATACAAATGATATCTGGGTCGATAAACATGAAAAGATCGAAGATGATGAGCTTGAGAATAAGGTCTTCGATAGATATATGGCGTGGTTTAAAGATAAAATAATTCTCGTCAAGTATATGCGAGCAAAACCTCATGGACATGGTACATATGGGGCATTTGTTCACGAACAAGAAATAGCCGACAACATCGATAATGCAAAAAGCATGTTTACCAAAGAGCACTATGATATACTGAAAGAGATGCTTGAAAAAGAGTTTCCTTTGAAGTGCCCTGAGAAAGGATCATTTGTTGGATACAAGAAGTGTGTAGTGCTTGATAAGTCTGAGCAATGCGGATTTTTTGGGTCAGATTGTGATTTAAATGCCAACCATGTTCTCGTTACTCTTGAGATCCCAAGCACTTCCAGAAGATCCAGCGCATTTGGAAATAAGTGCCGATGTGAATCAGCAAAGGTGATTGATATTATCGGCATTAACGCTGATCCATATGATAGAACAATCATTCATTATGAATCGGCTATTTCCGGATTCGTTCCGCATGGTCCTCAACTTCTCCATTATATTAAGAATGGAATTGTAGTTGCTGACTCCTTTGATGATAATCGCTGGCGGGAGTGCTCTCATGGAATACACTTCTTTATGGAACCTGAAGAAGCAATAAACTACTGGTAAGAAAGGAGATCAAGTATATGATTATATCGTGTTACCCTGGAGTTGGAAAATCTACCATCGCAAACAAGCGAATTGATATAATAGATCTCGACTCTAGACTGTTCAATGACGATTCCGTTATATCAGTTGACTTCTTCAAGAGGTATGTGAGTGTTGCAAAGTACTTGAGCAAGCAGGGGAAAATAGTACTTGTATCATCTCATTCTAATGTAAGGAAACAGCTTCTTGACAGTCATGATGAGAAGATAGCCGAGATATTCCCTTCAGAGAAATTGGAAGACGAATGGATCGAGCGTCTAAGATTAAGATGGGAAACCAGCGGAAATAAGAGCGATTACTATGCTTACTGGAGAAGCAAGATCAACTATGTTGAAGATATTAAAGACATGAAGGACGACTTTAATAAGGAGAAGTCATGCCTATGGTTCAGACAAAGTGAACTGTGTGACATGGATTATGACCTTGAAGAAGTCATAGAAGGACTTACATATGAGTATCAGTAAGAGGAATAAGAAATGAGATATGCTAATATAGATAGAAATACCCATTACTTTATCTTGACAAGACCTCTTGATTATATTCCGATTCTCAATCTATACATTGGTAAAACTTATGGTTATGGTCACCCTGAAGTTTGGGCTGAATTTGAAGTAATTGAGGATCAATATAAAATTGAAGACGGCTATAAAATTGAACTAAAAGCCATTGATCCTATTTATGGGAGAGAAACTTTTTATCAAATGGATTTCGACTCTATGGTAGAATCTGGAATAAATATTATAAAAAAGACAAATGATAATCAACATGTAGAAGAAATTACTTGGATGGAACCACTATGTTGTGGTTTAAAACTAGTACATACCGCAAGTATATTGGTTAATGACTGAATAAATGATATATTTTCTCGCGCTGAAAACACGCAGGAGAATGAAGAGGGATTTGTATTGAATCTCTCTTCTTTATTTTTACGAATGGAATTTGAATCGAAGACTTATATTTGAAATACGAAATTTGGAGGTGAAGGATGGTGATGTACGCAGTCAATTACGGATTTGATATTGATCAGGATTACTTTGCTTGGCTTTGTGAAATGGTGCACATCGATCAGATGGATAGGAGCTATATGAACTTAGCAAAGGATCTGCATCACCGGAAGTTTTACTCGTTGGTATCCCACGATGAGAACCGAGCGAGCGATGGACAGGAATTAAGAGAGTATTATATGAGAGAGATCAACTATCCAAAGTATTTGGAGCTTGAAGGAGAATGCTCTGTACTTGAGATGCTGATCGGCCTTGCGAGAAGGATGGATTTTGAGACCAACAACCCGTATGATATTAACGGTCCAAAGGACAAAACGACTTATTGGTTCTGGGAAATGATTGATAATTTGGGGCTTATGAAGTTCTCAGATGACGTCTATTATCAAAACGGTGGAGCCAATAAGGTTGATAAGATCCTCGATAGATTCTTGAACAGGAGATATTCCAAGGATGGAACTGGCGGTCTGTTTCCGCTTGATAATCCAAGGCGGGATCAACGAGAAGTTGAGATTTGGTATCAGATGAACAGCTATCTTGCGGAGAGAGAAATGTGATATTCTTTGATGTGGATTTGTTAGATTTGGTAGTATTGACGGAGGTACAGTATGGGTAATATGACTGGGATTGATATTGCTCTGATGGTCGTTGCAATACTCTTCGTTGGGTTCTTTGGGCTGCTTGCAGTAATGGGAGCAGCCTTTGCAATTTTTGTTTCGGTGAAGGACTTAATATTCATTATGAAACGTAAAAAGGCCAACAGAACGATTGGAAAAATGGATCGGCGCGGCCGAGTCTATGGTCATTATATTTGCCAAAAAGGCAGGTTGAGAGGGCGATCAGACAGGGGTGAAAGTTAGTCATGGAAGCGTCTAATATCGAGTTTTTGAAGGTTCAAATCAAGAGAGAAATGACCGAACTTTTGAGGGTAAAAGAGCAACTAAAAATGTCAAATGAGGCCGGCAGTTTACCAGGAGATAAGGCCGATTGGTGCGTTGAAAAATTGTCGGATGTGGTGAACGATTTAGGGCATATTTTAGACGTATTTTTAGGGTAAAAACGCTGTTACGTTTTTTACGTTTTGTGACGTTTTTGTGACAAAAATTTTTGAAGAATTTGGAATTTTTCGAAGCAAATGATATACTTTTTCATTACATTTGGAAATTTTGTGACAAAAAAGTGTCACAATGTTACGTTTTTTGTGCAAAACTGAAACCTGAAAACCCTTGATTTTATTGGGTTTGTGACGTTTGTTACGTTTTTTTGGCACTTTTTTAATTAGCTAAAGAAAAAAATTTTTTATAAAGTAATAAAAAAGCCTAAATTTTTGTCACAAACGTAACAAGACCTATTTTTGCGAAGAAAAATGTGATGCTGAAAATGAGGTCAAAAATGGTGCTGAAAGAGTGATATTTTTGAGGAGGAAACTGGCAAATGGACTTCTATAAAATCAGGGAAAGGAGTCGCAAAGGTGGGGTTGAAATTTACCCTGATTTTCGAGTCGATGATCTCGAGGATCTCCTTGTTCGAGGCGGTAAGTTTTATGCGGTGTGGGATGACGACAAAGGTCTGTGGTCACAGAATCCATTAACAGCACGAAGGATAGTCGATAAGGATCTTTGGGAGTATGCTGATAAATTCAGAGACAAGTTTCACTTTGATGGTCCGATCAATGTAATGACCATGGAATCGGATTCGAGTGGTTCATGGAATCGCTTCGTTGCATATTTGAAACGCTCTCCTGATTCCAATGTTCAGCTCGACAACAAGCTTACGTTTCTGAACAGTAAAGTGACGAAGAAGGACTATATTTCGAAGCGGCTTGACTATGCGCTTGAAGAGGGTGACTATTCAGCATGGGATAAAATTGTAGGGACTTTGTACGATGAGAAAGAGAGGGAAAAGATTGAATGGTCTATTGGTGCAATTATATCTGGAGACAGCAAGACCATTCAGAAGTTCTGTGTGTTCTATGGTGAACCCGGAACTGGTAAGGGAACTATTCTGGAAATCGTACAGAGATTGTTCAAAGGATATTTTACCGTATTTGATGCGAAAGCTCTTGCTTCTGCTTCCAATCAGTTCTCGACAGAGATGTTTGCTTCAAATCCTTTGGTTGCTATGCAGACCGAGGGTGACCTTTCCAGAATCGAAGATAATACAAAGCTGAACGCGATCGTATCTCACGAGCCTATTGTGATAAATGAGAAGAACAAATCACAGTATATGGGAAAGGCGAATTGCTTCTTGATGCTGGCTACAAATACTCCTGTCAAGATAACCGATGCGAGAAGTGGTATCATTCGAAGGCTGATTGATATTAATCCGAGCGGAAGGACGATCCCTTCGAATGAGTATGAGGCACTCATGAGTCAGATTGATTTTCAGCTCGGGGGTATTGCATGGCATTGCCTTCAGGTGTATCGAGAACTCGGCAAGAATTACTATAAGACTTACAAGCCTACACAGATGATTATGAAGACCGACGTCTTTTATAATTTTGTAGAGGCTAATCTTGAGACATTTGAAGGGCAGGATGGGATATCTCTCAAACAAGCTTATGCGATGTATAAGGATTACTGTGATGAGGCTCTTGTAGAATACAAGTTGCCTAGACATCGTTTCAGGGAGGAGCTTAGAGCTTATTATGATCGGTTTGATGAGGTAACGAGAGATCCTGATGGGAAGCAGATCAGGAGCTGGTTCTCGGGATTTAAGAAAGATAAATTTGAACCGCCCGTTTTAAAGAAAACTCAAAAACCATTGGCGATGGTTCTCGAGTGTACTGAAAGTCTACTGGATGATATTTTGGCTGATTGTAAGGCTCAGTATGCGAACGAGGATGAAAAGCCAAGTATTGCGTGGAGCAAGGTTGAGACGAGACTTAAGGATCTCGATACGACCAGGCTCCATTATATTTTGCCCAAGAATCCGGAATGGAAGTACAAGTTGATCATGATCGACTTTGATATTAAGAATGCCGATGGTGAAAAAGACATGCTTCTTAATCTGGAAGCTGCAAGTAAATGGACAAAGACTTATGCTGAGTTTTCAAAAGGTGGCGGAGGAATACACCTGATATATTGGTACGACGGGGATATTGACAAGTTGTCTTCTGTGTATGCTCCAGGAATTGAAGTGAAAGTGTTTAGAGGCAATTCGTCAATGCGAAGGAGATTGTCGAAGTGCAATAACATTCCAATTGCCGTTCTGACTTCAGGACTTCCTATGAAGGAGGAAAAGATGATTGACGTAAAAGCTGTTAAATCTCAGAAGAAGCTGGTTGAAATTGTTAAGGACTGTTTGAATAAAAAGCATCATGGAGCTACAAAGCCTGAGATTGATTTTTTAGTAAAGATATTGGATGATGCATACAACAGCGGATTGGTATATGACATAAGCGATTTGGAGCATGATATTCTCATGTTCGCTATCAATTCGAGTCATAACGCCCTTTATTGCAAGAATCAAGTCAAGAAGATGAAGTTCAAGTCTGATCAGCCGATCGAAGAGGTTTCTCAGAGAAAAGATCCTGTTACAGATGAACTTGTGTTCTTTGATATTGAGGTATTCCCCAATCTGTTGCTGGTGAATTGGAAAATTGCCGGAGATGGTAATCCTGTAATGAGAATGATAAATCCGTCTCCACAGGATATTGAGAATCTGTTTAAGTTTAAGCTGGTTGGATTCAATTGCAGAAAGTACGACAATCATATTTTATACGGAAGATACCTTGGTCTCAGTGTTGAGGAATTATACGATCTGTCACAAAGGATAATTGTTGAACAGGCTCGTGATGCTTTTTATCCTGAAGCATACAACATCAGTTATACAGATGTTTATGATTTTTCAAGTAAAAAACAGAGCCTTAAGAAATTTGAGATCGAACTTGGCATTCATCATCAGGAGCTTGGTCTACCATGGGATAAACCTGTTCCGGAAGAGATGTGGAACCAGGTTGCAGAGTACTGTGACAACGATGTTATAGCGACTGAGGCTACTTTTAATGCCCGTAAAGCTGATTTCACAGCAAGACAAATTCTGGCGGCTGTTGCTGGTCTTACGGTCAATGATACTACAAATACACTTACAACAAGAATTATATTTGGTGGTGAACGTAAACCTCAGCATGAGTTTAACTATCGCGATATGGGGGATGAATCCGATGCCCATATGAGTACGGATGATATTTTAACCGATAAGCGATGGACGGTATTTGACAGTAAAGGTCGTCCAATCTTTCCTGGATATCGGTATGAGTTTGGTAAATCGACTTACCGAGGGGAAGAAGTTGGTGAGGGAGGCTATGTGTATGCAGAGCCAGGAATACATTGCCATGTCGCTCTTCTTGATATTGCATCAATGCATCCATCATCCATTGTCGCTGAAGATCTGTTCGGACCTACATACACTCAGCGGTTCCATGATATTCTGAATGCTCGAATTGCTATAAAGCATGGCGATTTTGATACAGCAAGGAAACTGCTGGATGGTAAATTGGCCCCGTTCCTCGATGATGAGAAAGCTGCAAAGGATCTTGCTCAGGCTCTGAAGATAGCTATCAATTCAGTTTACGGATTGACAAGCGCCAGGTTCGAGAATCCGTTCAGGGATAAGAGAAATAAGGATAATATTGTTGCAAAGCGTGGAGCTCTGTTTATGGTTAATCTTAAGCATGAAGTTCAGGCTCGCGGATTTACTGTTGCACATATTAAGACTGACTCAATCAAGATACCCAATGCTACACCTGATATTATTCAGTTCGTTATGGAATACGGAAAGCTTTACGGATACAATTTCGAGCACGAAGCTACGTATGATCGTATGTGCCTTGTTAATGACGCAGTTTATATTGCAAGGTTTGCCACTTCTGAATGGTGTGAGAATGAGTATGGATATTCTCCAAAAGAGAATTATGAGGATGGCGGACAATGGACTGCTACCGGCGCTCAATTTCAGCAGCCATACGTGTTCAAGACTTTGTTCTCGGGCGATGAATTGATGTTTAGCGATTTCTGCGAGACAAAGAGCGTTACCGGAGGAGCTATCTATTTGGACATGAATGAATCGCTTCCTGATATTTCAGACACTGAGGCAACACTTGAGAAGGCTATGAAGAAAAGTGGCATCACATTGGATGATATTCTAAGATGTGAAGCCGATCCTTATGCGATTGAAGGTATGAATTCTGATCAAGGCAGCGTGATGCACTATTTACTAGAGCTTAGAAAGGATATTTCAGCATGCCATGATTATCACTTTGTCGGAAGGGCTGGATTATTTACACCAATAAAGCCTGGAGCCGGAGGCGGTGTAATGTACCGAGAAAAGAACGGAAAGTATTACGCTGTCGGTGGAACAAAGGGCTATAGGTGGCTTGAAGCCGAGGTGGTGATGTCGCTTCACAAAGAGAATGATATTGACAAAAGGTATCATGAGGATCTTGCAAACGAGGCAATCAAAGCTATCTCTGAGTATGGAGATTTTGAAGCATTCGTTTCTTCTGAGCCTTATATTTCATATGATGATAGTAAACCTCCGTTTGATCTGGTTCCATGTGGAGATGGCAAATACAACACATGCATGGAATGTCCAGCCTGTAAAGGAGATCAATGCCTTAATGGGTATAGCTTATCTACTTATGTGAATGGGTGAGGTGAAATTGATATTGAAGATTCAGGATTGTATTAATGGCGTTGGGCCTATCAATAAGATTATGATAATGCTTCCGAGCGAAGAAATGCTCATGTATGAGAATGTGGAGTACATCGAATACGATGAAGACGCCGATGCATTGATAATTAAGGTTGATGGTGCTTTGGCGGTTTATTCGATTGGAACCATCATCAATTTTACGATCGAAGAGAAGAAGGAAGAAAACGATGAAACTGAAATCATCTCCATCCTTGATAAGAACTCAGATCAGGAGGAGAAGATCATAAAGCTTAAGACTTAACAGTTCTTGATATTTGAAGGGAGGTGATGGAGATGACGCCTGACGAACGTTCGAAGTTGATGGAAGCCGCTTCATTGGTTGCCAAAGTAAGGAACGAAATGGTGGACAACAGAAATTACCATGATATTCGAATACTGGAAAGGGTAATCAATGAGATAGCGGTTGTTCTTGAGAATGATCAAGACAGAAAGGACAAGGAGGAAACAGATAATGGTTAGCAGAAAGGATATTCTTGATCAGGCTTTAAAGTGTGTAAATGGAGATCGGGATGAACAGTACGGCAATCCTGAAGATTCCTTCAAGTTGATTGCTGATTTTTGGATGAGCTATCTTAACAATTGTGGCGCATCGCGTTCCGAGATTTATATTCGGTCAAAGGATGTAGCGGCAATGCTTGCTTTGCTCAAGGTCGCAAGAATTTCGGGAGGTCAGTCGAAGCTTGATAATTGGATTGATCTTGCTGGGTATGCAGCTTGTGGCGGAGAGATTGAAAGCACTTATATTTCTGAGGAAACTGATTCTGAGATTGATGAAGATGCTAAAATGGCGTTTGATGGATTCAAGAAAGCGGTTTCTGATATTTTTAGTTCCGAAGGTGTAGTAAAGGAATAATTCTAAAATATTGATATTTTTTGGGAGGATTAAAATTATGAATAGTAACTATAGCTGCATGTATGATGAAGAGACTGGCCATTATATTGTCAAGGGCGCGACAGTCATGTTCCCAAATTTTGCAGGTGATGAGCAGGATTTCAACCCCGCAGGTAAGCGTAACTTCAAGCTTCTGCTCGACCAGGGTCTTGCGGATGAGCTTAAGAGCCGTGGTGTGAACGTTCGTGAACGTCCGCCTCGCGATGAAGATGATGAGCCCACCTATCAGGTTAAGATCGGTGTTTATGGCGATGCTGATATTCGTTTCCTCAGCGGTAAGGCTATGACTTCTATGACTATTGATAATCATGACGAGTCCAATGACGACGGTCCTATGATTGATCGTGAGTTCCGTAAGGGTCATGTGATTAACGGTGAAATCAATATTGAATTCCATGTGTCTAAGAATACGAAGATTACTTCTTCTGCTCCATATCTGCGTCTTGATGGAGCTGTCATTCCGGTCCGCAAGAGCAGGCTGATGGAAGAGTACGAGGATTACGAGATGCGTCGTTGATATTTTGATCAGCAATGCTGGGCCGGTCTTTAATAGGCCGGTCCTTTTCTTTTAACCGCTTATGGATATTTTATGTCTTAATATGGGTTTGATTCCCATTCAAGGCTTATACTAATTTTTAATAGGATTCGCGGTTTAAACATGCTCCTTAATAGAAAGGAGATGTGGTAAATGCTGTATGTTTTGTGGTATTTTGCCATCGGAGCACTTGTTGTCACCATCGAAATGATGGCTATGAAGAAGATCGACCCCAAAGAGTTCAAAAAGTTCTGTGACTCTTTTGAACGAAATGGGAAGTTCTTTGTGGTGCTGTTTATATTTCTGGGAATGACAGCTTGGCCGCTCCTGGCGTTGGAGACGTATACGAATGTTACTTTATACCTTGAAGAACGAAAGAAGAAAAAGTCCTGAGGATTTCTCAGGGCTTTAATCTTTTCTGTGGAGGTATCGTATGAACATCATACTCTTTATCGATGGATATTTGATTGTTGGTATTCTGATCACCGGTCTTGCCTTACTGTGGGCAAAGTACATAAGAAAATCGGATGTTGATTGTTGGATTCATGAGAATCCCGGGCTGATTCGTAAGCTTGTAGATATTCTCGAATGCGCTTTGGCATGGCCGCTTATTATGGTTGGTCTTGTTCTTGTAAGCGTGTTTGACATAATAAGGTATTGTAGAGGTAATAATGGCTCTGATTAATTTCAGGGCCTTTATATTTTGATTTAGGAGGCTTACTGTGATGGGCGATTTGCCAAAACAGGTATACGACTTCAGCAAGCCTCCTGCTTCTGGCTGGAGTAACGCTGAAAAGATTGGATATTTGCAAAGGCGCGTTATCATACACTCAATAATCTATTATATGTTTGGGACGAGTGTAATAAGTGACCAGAAGTTTGATAGTCTGGGTCGACAACTTGTAGATCTAATGAATTCGTCTACAAAGGAAGAATGCGAGCAGAGCCAATATTGGTATGCGATGAGTACTTTTGATGCGACAACAGGCTTTGATATTTTCAGTAAGCTTAATCCTGAGGATCAGCATTACCTTCTTGATCTTGCTATGCTAATCATGGATAAAGCTGGCGTTGAGTATCAGCCTCTTAAAGTGGATGGCAAAGGCACTGATATTAAAAAAGAGAAAGTTCTTAGTTTAATGCCGCATCAGCAGGAAGCCATTGATAAATTGAATTCGGGATCTATTCTATGCGGCGGAACCGGAACTGGGAAGTCGATAACCGCGATAGCTTTTTACTATACGAAGATTTGTAATGGTGTGATCTGGGAAGACGGGCATACCGGACCTATGCTTAATCCGAAGCCGCTTTATATTATTACAACGGCTCAGAAGAGGGACAAGAAGGAATGGGACAGCGATCTTGGATATTTTGATCTGACCCAGGTAATCATTCTGGTCGACAGCTGGAATAACCTACACAAGTATACCGATGTGTCTGGTGCTTTCTTTATATTGGATGAACAGCGAATAAGTGGAAATGGACAGTGGGTTGATTCGTTCTATGAGATAGCCAAAAAGAATGAATGGATATTATTGTCCGCAACACCTGGAGACAGGTGGACCGATTACATTCCAGTGTTTGTGGCCAATGGATTTTACAAGAATAAGACCGCATTCTATAGACGACATGTGATATTTGATCCGTATGTTACAAAGTTCCCAAAGATAAAAGGGTATATGGAGAAGGGCTTTCTTGAGTTTTTAAGAAGGAAGATAACGGTGCTTATGACTTATGAGAAGAATACGATTCCACATTGGAATGATATTCAAATGGATTACGATAAAGAACTCTACAGAAAAGTCACGGTCGATCGTTGGGATCCATGGAATGATATTCCGATCGAGAACATTTCAGGAGCCTGCTATTTGATGCGAAAGGCTGTTGCGATGACGACGATTGATGGATATTCAAATCACAAGCCTTTCACATGTAATGCAAGAGCTTTGAAGCTCTATCAGTTATGCGCTGAGAAACATCAAAAGCTTATAGTTTTTTATAATTTTGACTATGAGCTTGAGGCGATAAAGGAAACGATAAGAATCTGCAATGAAGAGATTGATTTATATTCTGGCGAATGTAGTTTTACGGTTGCTGAATGGAATGGTCATAAGCATGAACCGGTTCCGGATACAAAGAGGTGGATGTACCTTGTTCAGTATGCGGCTGGATGCGAAGGATGGAATTGCGTAGAGACAAACGCGATTGCCTTCTTCAGTATGAGTTATTCATACAAGCAGATGACCCAGGCAGCTGGACGGATCGATCGCTTAAATACATCTTACCGCGATTTATATTATTATGTGTTTCAATCTGATGCGCCTATCGACAAAGCAATTCGAAAAGCGCTTAAAGGTAAAAAGGATTTCAATGAGAGTATATTCTGGAGTAAGGAGATGTAGACATGGAAGGTAAGAAGAGGACTGTCAGGATTCCGAGAAAGGGAGAAGTGTACGAGCATTTCAAAGGCAATCTTTATATTGTTGTCGGTCACGCACATGATACGGAGACCGGCGATATTCTGATCTTATACAAGCATTATGATCAGAAGAACAATCGCCATGCTTTTCTTTGGGCAAGACCTTTAGATATTTGGCGGAAGCCCAAAAAGATGGGAGATACAGAAATTGAGCGATTTAAGCTTCGGGAGGATTTGACATGAATGATAAGTTGTTGGTGGTCGTTGATATGCAGAACGACTTTATAGATGGTGAACTCGGATCAAAGCGAGCTCTTGATATTGTAGATCGGGTTGTTGAGAAGATAAAGAATTGGGATGGATCGATCATTGTTACAATGGACAGTCATGAGTCTGACAGCTATGATACGACTGAAGAAGGTAAGACGATCCCTGAGCATTGCATTTATGGATCCAAAGGTTGGAGACTGAACAGCAAGGTGAATGAAGCCCTTGAAGCAAAAGGCGACTATTATATTTGCCAGAAGATCGATCGTTTTGCTACTCCGGAAATCGGAAGCTATGCAAGTACCAATCAGAAGGATTATGTAGAGTTTGTTGGTCTGTGCACGGATATTTGTGTAGTCAGCAATGTGCTCATGCTTAGATCTATGAATCCGACGATTGATATTGCTGTGGACAGCACTTGCTGTGCTGGTTTGACTGAAAGGTCTCATGAAGCAGCACTTATGGTAATGGAAAATTGTTGTGTGGATATTCTTCGATGAGCTTTGAGGGGCTTCGGTCCCTCAGCTCTATTTTTTTCTGTTTCTTCTAGTGATAAGTTTTTTCGCACCCGAAACACGCATTATAGTAGAGGGAAGACAGAGAGTGTGCCATTGAGTTCGTGGCAGACTCTTTATATTTTGTTTTTCATCGGCGGACACTCCTTTAAAGTTTTTCCCTGCTAACCATACCGAACAAGTTTCCTCGACATGCCGGTGGCCTTTCGTCAGGTCGGACAAAGTCTTCCCTCGTTTGAGGAAAACAGCTTATTGATATTTTGCATAAGAGGCGATCCCACATATGAAAGAGAGCAAATTCCAAAGAGATTTGAAGCAGGAGCTCAGAGAAAGATTTCCTGGCTGTATCGTATTAAAGAATGATCCAAACTATTTGCAGGGTGTTCCGGATCTATTGATATTGCATGGGAAGCATTGGGCGAGTCTTGAATGCAAGCGTGACGCAAATGCGTCGCATCAACCTAACCAGGATTACTATGTGGACAAAATGGATGGGATGAGCTATTCGAGATTTATATTTCCTGAGAACAGGGAAGAAGTGCTCAACGAATTAGAGTCATTCTTTGGCGATAGAAAGTGAAAGGGTAATTGATATTTTATGAATTGGAACAGGCATAACAATCTTGTCGGAAGTCATGCCATTCTCAGTGCAAGCAAGGCTGACTGGCTTGAGAAGGATGACGACGAATTGATATCTTCCGTAGTTAATTCCTATGCACCTACGATTGGAACTATTCTACATAAGTATGCCGCGGACAGGATATTCTATCGGGAGAAGATGAAGAAATCGGACATCAGTGGTGTAAAGTTTGATCTGCTCAGGAATGGGATACCTGAATACGCGATTGAACTTCAAATGATATTCCCAACGCTGATGAGCTATGTAAATGATGCCATAGGTTTTCAGATGGATTCAGAGATCCTTTTATATTACTCTGACTATTGCTTTGGGACCGCCGATGCCATACAGGTTGAAGGCGATACTTTGAGGATACACGATCTTAAGACAGGCGTTCGTCAGGCAAAGATGCGGCAGCTCATGGTTTATGCCGCACTTTTTTATTTGGAATACGGCATTAAACCGGAAAAAATGCGCACCGAGCTGCGTATATATCAGATGGACGAGATGCTCGTCTGCGAACCCGATAGCGTTGATATTCGGGAGGTGATGAAAAAGATCGTCGATAAGGATCGGGTTCTTCAGAAATTGAAGTAGGAGGTTAAAGACCATGCTTTATGACGAATACGGGATTTACAAAGGAATGATATCCGACAATGCTAAATCTCGACTGTCACACTACGGCACTCCAAGACACTCTGGCAGATATCCTTGGGGATCTGGTGAGAATCCGTATCAGCGCAATGCGGATTTTTTGGGTCAGATCGAAAAGATGCGAAAGCAGGGTGTCAGCGAAAAAGATATTGCCGCTTCAATGGGTATCAACACCAGCGAGCTGAGAAAGCGCAAGTCCCTGGCCAGGGCTGAGAATCGCGCATATTTATCAGCCGAAGCAAAGCGGCTCAAGGAAAAGGGAATGTCTACGTCCGCGATTGCAAGGCGGATGGAGATGAATGAATCGTCTGTTCGTTTGCTCCTTGACGAAGGCGTGAATGAACGCATGAGTTCCACCGCAAAGAATGCTGCTGTTCTCAAGAGCCGTGTCAATGAGTATGACTACATTGACGTCGGCAAGGGATCTGAGGAGTATCTCGGGATATCTTCAACGAGCATGAATAATGCGCTTAAGATATTGGAGAATGAAGGCTATACGATTCACGAGGTTCCTGTGGAGCAGATGGGTACCGGCAAGATCACCAAGATCAAGGTGCTTGCCAAGCCCGGTGTAGAATGGCGAGAGGTTGCCCAGCATAAGGGTGACATTAAACCGGTTCAGGATCTCGGTTTATATTCTGAGGATGGCGGAGAGACGATAAGAAAGATCGAAAAGCCGGTGAGCATCGATCCTAAGCGGGTTGATATTTGCTATGCTGAAGATGGCGGCGAAGATAAGGATGGACTGATCGAGCTCAGGCGCGGCGTGGATGATATTTCACTCGGCAATGCCAGGTATGCTCAGGTTCGAATTCTTGTTGACGACAGCCATTATATTAAAGGTATGGCTGCCTATTCTGACGACCTGCCTCCGGGAATTGATATTCGGTTCAATACGAATAAGAAGCGTGGAACGCCCATGCTTGTGAAGGATGATCCGGATGCAAAGCAGGTTCTGAAGCCTATCAAGGATGATCCCGATAATCCGTTTGGCGCGAACATCAAGGATGAATCCAAGCTGATTCGTGCACAGCGGCATTATATTGATGAGAACGGTGTTGAGAGGCAGTCTGCACTCAATATTGTTTCTGAGGAAGGAACATGGTATGATTGGAACCGGACACTGCCAAGTCAGTTCCTCGCCAAACAGGCCCCAGAGCTTGCGAGGCAGCAGCTCAAGATGACCCGTGATATTGCCAATGACGAATTCAAAGAGATCATGAGCTGCCAGAATCCTACGGTTAAGGCGAAGATGCTCGAGGATTTTGCCGGGAGGTGTGACCACGATTCAGTTCACTTGGCTGCCGCAGCGCTTCCGAGGCAAAGCACTCGTGTTATATTACCGCTTCCGGACGGAAACGACAATGAGATATTTGCCCCTGGCTATGAAGACGGTGAACAGGTTGCTCTTGTTCGATTTCCTCACGGCAATATATCTGAGATACCGATATTAACTGTAAACAACAAGAATCCAAAAGCAAAGGCTATGATCGGTGATGCTATCGATGCTGTTGGCATTCCGCATAAGGCTGCTGAACGTCTGTCTGGTGCCGATTTTGATGGCGATACTGTATTGATATTACCGACAAGGAATGTCAAGATTAGGAATAAGCCTCAATTTGAGGAATTGAAGAACTTTGATCCAAAGAAAGAATATCCTGAATATCCTGGAATGCATCGAATGACTCCCGTTGAAAAGGGCAATGAGATGGGTCGTGTTTCAAATTTGATAACTGACATGACGATCCAGGGAGCTCCGGATGATGAGATATGCAGAGCATTAAAGCATTCGATGGTCGTCATTGATGCTGAGAAGCACCATCTGGATTACAAGAGATCCGAACGAGAGAATGGAATACAGGAGCTTAAGGAGCGTTACCAGAATGGTAAGAATGGCGGCGCTTCCACATTTTTGTCGAGGAGTACTTCTCCATATCGTGTTGGCGAGCGCAAGGAGAAGGCCCCGAGCAAGATGACACCTGAGGAAAAGGAGCGCTGGTTGAATGGTGAGATCGTGTGGGAATACAACGGTCGTACCAGGAAGAAGGCTCAGTTCCCTGTAAAGAGCATGACACCTGAGGAAAAGGAGCTTTGGAATAGCGGCGACAAGAAGAAGCAGGCTATTGTGAAACGAAATTTCTATAATGATGGCCGTGTAACCTTTAAGGAAACCGAAGTGACCAATGAGGTCAAGAAGGGTGCAGAGTTTGATCCATATTCTCTGGTGTCTACAAAATCAAGGGAAGGAACCACACAGATCGAACGCATATATGCGGACCATGCGGTTGCTCTCAAGGAGATGGCTCGTAAAGCTCGTAAGGAAGCAAGGCATACAGTTGATATTTCCTACAGTCCCGAAATGAACAAGAAGTACAAGCGGGAAGTTGAGTCTCTGGATGCCAAGCTATCCAAAGCGCGTATGAATGCTCCGCTTGAACGTCAGGCACAGCTGATTGCGAACACAAAGTGGGCTGCCATTCGATATTCTAATCCGGAGATGGATGAAGAACATCAGCGAAAGGAAAGAGCCAGATTGCTGGATTCCGCACGAAAGTCCATAGGTGCCAAAAAATTGATAATTGGATCTGCTGACAATCCTCTGACTGAAAAGGAATGGGAGGCAATTCAGGCTGGCGCAATATCAAAGACAAAGCTTAAGAACATTCTTGATAATTGCGACATGGCTGTTATTAAGCAATATGCTATTCCGAGGACCAAGAGCGGCATTCCTCCGGCTAAACTGGCTAGAGCGAAGATGATGCTGGATCGTGGATATTCTCGAAGGGACATCTGTGATCAATTGGAGATTAGTGAAACGACACTTATCAATGCTATTGGAGTTGAGAACTTCTGAGTTATTGATATTTTCTGAAAGGTAGTCTGTACAGGGCCCTATTTGGGAGGTTTTGGAGATTGTTGAGACTATCGATATTCTCTGAAGGCATTCTGTGTATAGGGCCCTTATATGGTGTTTTGAGACTATCTATATTCTCTGAAGGCGTTCTATGTATAGGGTTGTAATATGTGACTCGGGATTATCTAATGCTATCGATATTTTCAAGAACATGAATGGCACAGAATTCTATATTTTTTAGACCTTCTATTATACTCCTATGCTATTTTACCAATTGATATTTTAGTGTTCTATGTCAAATAGTTATGCTTATCGATGTTGATTAATGGTATTTTTAGAGTAATGTTGAGTTAAAAGACCTTAAAATCGATATTTTTTCACTTTAATTTAGAGCCATGGTCCTTTTAATGTGAGATTCTTTCTATGCCATGGAAACGATTAAGATTAAAGTGCACATTGTTGCTAGTTTTACATAGTGCATTAGATGGAATTCTATATTTTTTGTGTATTTTATAGATCATGTATTTTCTCTGCTTTAATTGGCATTGGATTCGTAATACTCAGAGACATGGGCTTAAAAAGTATCTGTATGAATTGATCTAAGTGTATTCCATTAATCAGTATAGATTAAAAGCTTTATTGGTAATCGAATACATTAACCTATCTGATGTAGCAAAGAAATTGGAGTCTATGCTGAAAGGCCAATGGTTCTGTGAATAGAATTAGATTCTCATGTTCTAATAGCAACACAATGCTATTAAAAGGTTTGAATAGTGTACTGTACTACAATCTATTACTAATAGAGAATCCTAAGAATTCTATAGTTTTCAATTAATTACATAGCTCACCTTTAAAAGAGATGCTATGTGTTATACAATCAATGAGGAAGTGATGCAAATGAGTGCATGCTTTGTGACAACACTTGACAATCCGTTTGATTACTTCACTCAATTCGATGAATGGTATGAGTTTGATACGACGCATGGCTATGATGTGATTGGTAAACCTTACAATACACTTAGCTATGTTGCGAGAATTGCTAATACTTCTGTCGAGATGGGTCAGAAGGATTACGAAGATGCTGTTGAAGTGGCAGTTGATGAGATTTGCAGGCTTAATCTCACTGGAAACTACAAAAAAGTTTACGAAAAGCCTGAAAAACCTGAAAATAAAATAAAAAATGAATAAATAGGGCTATTTAGACCAGGGGGAGGGGTCAAAAATTTCATACCCCCCTCCTCCAT